GAGAAAGCCTCCTACGGGAACAGGGAACTTATCTCCATCGCGGGAGGTATCGAGTGGCTGGGTTGTGCCCGCGCCGTAAGCATCGTCAATCCAGGCTTCAGAAGAGTTAATGAAGTTGGCTCGGTCCGACCAGATTGGGTTACTAGGAAGTCGGCTAAGGGTGGTAGCTAGTGGCTCTCCTGCTGCGCCGTAAGGGTCCTGGCGCTTGTAGAGATGGGCGTAGAGGGTCCATAGCGTAGAATCGCGCAGGAAGCCGCCAGAATTGCGCTTAGGTTGTAGGGCAAAGCAGAGGTTATACTGAGCTGAGCCTTGGAACTTATCTAGGCCGCAGTGATTGATGCGGTCCTCGGAGTGGAAGGTAACTGTGCCGCCGTCTGAGTTGTAGTCTCCACCCTGAAGGCTCATCCAGTAATCGTCGTTAAGCCGGATAGTCCTTTGCCGGTGATCCAGCATGAGGAGGTTACGAATATATGGATCTGGATTCCAGTTTGCGGGGTCATTTGGATCTACGCAATAGTTTGGTAGGCCAAAAAAGTAATTGTTAACACCTGGATCAACGGCGGGGTGAGTTGGCCCGTCTGTGCGCGGGATGACTTGCGCGGCGCAGTTTACCGGGTGCATGTCATGCCCTGGGTCCTGGAGAGATCCGTCGATAGGGGGCACGGGAACGCCCTCGCCAAGCCTATCGTAGATCTGAGAGTCGTACTTGAGCTCTTTAGTGAATAGCTCGTCACGGTCCTCGGTGCCGTTAGGATTCTTCTCTTGCCAGGTTGGACCCCAGTGGCGCGACCAGGCGCGGGGATCCTCGGTCTTCCAATAGGCTGCGTAGCCTGCCGCGTTTACCGTTCCGTCCTGATTGCGGGCTACAGGCATACTGGCTACAGGTTTAAGGGCGTACTTCATGCCCATAGCATCGCCGTTAGCTAGTGCCGCGATGCCTTCGTACCAGGGATGCACTCCGTCAAACTGTTGATCTGGATGCGTCGTAAAGTGTACGAACAATGACCTATTGCCCTGCCGGATAGTCGTCTGGTTGCAGACCTGATCCAACATTGGCAGATAGGACTCCAAGAGTTGCAGGCTAGTCCTAGTCCATAGCCCATTGTAGGAACCTTCCTGGATATTGATCGGATATTGCAGGACTACGGTCTGCTCGCCTTCAGTGACCAATGCCTGGCAGATCGCCTGCATCTTGGTTTTAAAGACTTCCTTGGTTAAGGCGACACCTACTTTGGAGTCATTGTGCCCGAAACGGACCAGCGTAACCTTGGCCCCCGATGCCTTAATCGCGGCACACTTAGCTGAGAGGAGTCCTGGAGTATCGACAATGTAAGCCGAGGATGCGCCGTCTACGGAAGCATTGATCTTAAGGGTACAGGTTTCGCCTGTGGCGGTGGTTGCTGCCGCTGCCACGAGGTCGGCGGGGTTACCCTGGCCACTCTTATCAAAGTACATCGAATCGCCCATTAGAGCGAAAGGAATGGGCCCTGCTGCGTAAGGCAGAGGTACGTCCAGGATTGGACCTGCCGGGATAACGGGAGGTGGATCATAAGGCGGTGGACCCGGATCTATCGGAGGAGGTGGTGGTGGCGGAGGAGTAACCGGAGGAGGAGTAACAGGACCGCCCGCGCCTCCAGCTCCACCTCCGCCTGTACCCGGAACTACACCTGCAACAATTGAGAGAGTTAACGTAGCTGAAACTACCCAAGAGTTAGGGGCCTTCCGCGTGTCACATGCAGCTCTCAGGGTATACGTGCCTTCTTCGTTAAAGGTGTAGGTACCCTGCTTAATCGAGATGGATCTATTCCCGCCTAGAATGCCTTCACTCCAACTCCAAGCTTGCCTGTTCTCCGAATCCGTTAGCGTGATGTAGTGGCTTTTAAGATCTCCATCCGCGTCTGTTGCAACCGATTCAAACTTGAGCGTTGAGCCTTTAGAGAATTGCGTTTCCTGCTGAATCGGAAGGAGGTACACCTGCACATTCGGAACACTTGGTACGTGCGGCGGCTTTTTTTTGTCAGAAGGAGGAGGCATAAGCTGAGTGTTTGTTAACGGAGCATAGTACCACCGAACCGCGCACAGCAAGGGTGTTCCCTCATAGTTTACGGCTAATTAACGTTTTGGTTCATTGGAAATGGTGGCTCTTTAATCACGAGAGAGATGCCCGCTTGGGCATCTATTGGCTTGGTGGCTATCGAAATCTTAGGCTCTGGCTTACGCTCATCAACCCAGAGTCCTTTAATCTTTAGGAATTGTTCAGCTCGTTCAGCAGCGCTAGCGTGTGCCGCGATCCAGTGAGATACGCTTGCGTCGTCTCGGTTGTGGAAGGCTAGACGCCTGGCATAGCTCGATTGCTCTTTAGGAGTAAGTGTCTTCTCGGCTTCCCTAATGGCGTTTAGGTCGTTTAGGTAATCTGGGAGTATGTGGGAATCGTCGATAATCTCATCTTCTCTTCGGCGAAAGACTGACCTAGCGTACGCTGAGCCTTCAGGTGAGTACCAGGATTCAATCGTTGATCTCCAACCGCAAGCCCGCGCAATAGCTTCTCTCTGAGTTTCTAGTGTCATGGCTCAAAAGGTTCGTTAATTGTGAATGAATTGTAGGGGTACTCAGGCTGTTTCTTGCTTGGCCGGATTATGCCTCTTTCAAATAGGCTATTCCAGGCTGCTGCGCGCTTAGGGTTAGACGTTGCCTCCCAGTCTGTGATCACAGGGTTTCGTTTGATCCTAGCAATACACCAGGCCTCTTGAGCCGCACGTGTTTGCATGTTTGGTAGGTTACTCATGATTATTCTTCGCGATAATGGTTGGGCCAGTTTCTTACTTGGTCCATATCTCTAGCCATTCGGCACTCTGCCAGCTCGATCTTGAGCTTCATTACGCCATCATGGAACTGTTCCCATTGCGTACCGGGGAATTTGTTTGATGCGGTTATCGGAATGCCTGCGGCTTCGGCAAGTGCGCGGGTTAGCTCGAAGTCTCCTTCGCGTAACTCGCGGAGGTAATCTATCTCCTTTTTAAGCCTGGCGTTCTCTTCCAGTAGTTCTTTGTACTTCTCCATCGTTAAAACCAGCATGTTGGCTCCTTAGACCATCGCTGCTTTATCCTTGGTTTCTGGCATTACGAAACTTAGATCCGCTTCTGGCCCGGCTTTAACCCACTCAGGATTAAGCTTTGGTTGGTCTGTCGTTTTATCTGAGTCTGTGCTCATGGTTTGTTTTTGTTCTCTGTCGTTTTTGGTTGTTCTGTTCTCTGTTACTTCTTTGACTTACGCTTACTGGTTGCCATTTCTCTAACTGGGACCGATTCTAGGAATCCAAAGGCTGCCGTTTCTTCCGAAGGAGTCGCGGCATCTTCCGGTTCCTTGCCGGCTTCCGGTATCGCCTGGTGTGCCGGTATCTCATACTCTATCCATCCCGGTCTGAAGTTAATAAGTAGCGAGTCCTTGTGCCACTCTTGGTCTCCCGAGATGCACTTGGTTATCTTACGTCCTCGGTAGATCTCAAGGGCTTTAGCCATAGCTGAGCCTGCATCGTATCCTTTTACGTCTACCCGTTTTCCATCTGACAGTGTGATTTTGTAAGTTATCATGTTTATAGGTTGTTCTGTTCGTTATTTAAGGCATCTTAAATTAAGCTTTCTTTCCGGTTCTGTTTAGGCTTCTCATCTTCTTGATAGCTCTCTCATCCTTAGTTCCACCAGACGCTAGGTACAAGCACGCCTGTAACCAAGATCTAGGGTAGTAGTTTGATTTTATTTCTCGATACGGAGCTACCAGTTCTTCCCATTTATCCGGGTAGAACTTTTTGATTAAGGTTAATGCCGAGTCTTGGTTCATTTTGTTTTTCGATTATGCCCGTCGTTGCCGGGCTAAGTTTAGCTTGGGATAGAGGGAGTGAGAAGAGCGTATTTCCCCCTAACCCCATAGGATTAGGAGGTAAAGTGAAAGCCCGGTCTGTCGGTCGTTTCGCTTCGCTGCTAAAGATTCTTGATCGCTGGTGGTATGACTGCTTTGCCAGCTCTCTTTAGCCTTTCCCCGATCAAAGAACTATCTCCTCGATCGCGTCATTTACTGCTTAGCTTCCGGAATTGCACCGCCAGCCTAAGCACCGTTGGATGTCCGGACCGCTTGGAGTCGGGAAGCACTGAAGAGCGTATTCTAATTCGCCTTCCCTGCGACGGTCGCGGCTGTATCACGTCCTAGCCAAACCGCATTTCTTTGTTTTGGGGCTCGCTGCGATCAAGTACCTCTCGGCTCTTCTGAGATCGCTTGTGCTCGTTACCGTCACCGCCTCTGTGTCGCGGTCTACGTTGCAGGGACTTCAAAAAACACGCTCATCAGTGCCGCCCTGCTGTTCACAGCGCGGACACCGTAAACGAAGGCTCTGATTGGGTCCGTCACTGGCGATGCTTCTTTACTAAGTGCGCACCAAGTAAAGTATTGGATATGACGGCAATTTCCCACTATCGCCGGAAATCCCAGTCAGAGCCTTCGTTTGTCCTATCTCGTAGGCTTCCGGCCTAAGAGCAAGCTTTCTGTGGTTATCCTGGGTTCAGAGTCCCAGGCTTCCGTAGCCGGTGTCCCTCACGTCCTGAGTTGAGCAGGCAGGACTTGAACCTGCATGGACCTACTTACCGAACGCCAAGCCTTATGCGCACTATCTCTTGGTTGTGGAGGTCCGCCGTTAATCGCGCGTATAATTCCGCCACTGCTCAACTCAGAAAATGAAAGAACGTCTTTACTCTCACAAAGGCTCTCACGACCAGACTAGGTTAGGCTGTAACGTGCCGACAAAGGTCTGTGCGTTACCACAAATTGTCTTCAGCATAGCTAGCGCTGGTCCTGGGAGCCTTTGTAAAAGTAAAGAACCGACCTAGTACTAGTAGATCGGTTCTCAGAACTATCACTCGGCTTATTTGAAATTGGGCCGAGAAATTGTGCTATTAATCAATCCGTCTAGTACACGGCTGCAAGCGAAATCAAAAGAATCCTAATGAAACGATCAAGCGAAAACTGAAAAATATTTCGACTCTCCTATGAAAATAGCGTCTACTCCCTCATGAACTTCTTCTGTTGGGACACAGATAGGTTAGCCACGAAAGAAGACATTCACCGTCTAGAGAACCTGTTACGTCAGTTCGAACATTCCATAAACATGAAAGTATCTGAAATCCCCGCATTCATTTCCTCGGTTAAAGACGAGTTGGTAAAATCCAAAACCGAAATCCTCGACAAGATCGCGGCCCTTGAAGCCGCTACTGCCGATGCTGAACTCTCTCCGGAAGCTGTTGCTGCCCTTGAAGACCTTAAGGCTACTGCCCAGGGTATTGATGACATCGTCCCTGACATTCCGCCAATCACGGACTCAGGCCCAAGTGGATCCACCCTGCGCGGCTGAGCCTGCCAAAGAAAAACCCCTGACCGTTATGCGCGGTTCAGGGGTCTTAGTTAAGAGCGGAAGGATTTGCACCTCCATTTTGGCAGCGATTCTTATTTCGGATATTGCCAGTTCCGGATTCTCGCTTGGGTATGCACTGGTTCCCGTTCGCCCAAAGTGGTGGGCCATTTCACGAATCGAACGAGTCAGCGCGTCCGCTGCTAGCACCAGCTAGGTAGCCCAAAAGAACAAAAGTGGTGGCCATTGACGTTACGGCTATACGTCTCCCAGGAATATTAGGCGGGCGCCGTAGACCCCGCTCAATCCTGTCGCACCCAGTTTCCTGGTAGCTTATTGTCAGGCCAAAGAACAAAAATGGATCCGGTTGCTACGATTAACGCCGACCGGGGCTGGCGTGGTACAAACAAAGGAACAGAGGCTGCGCAGTCATCGTTGCTGAAACCCTAGCGAGCGGCTGGTTATGAACAAAAACAGAAGCTCTAAAAACAACTCACGTTAAGCTTGCGCCTCGATCGGCTCAGGTCAAGCTAAACCCCGAAGCGCTTCTTCCACGCGCTGGGGACCCAGCCAATAGTACGCTCGGCCCCTGGCTGAAATCGGAAGTGCCCGGCCTCATCGATACAGGCGAGCGTAACATTGTACGGCTTACCCGCCGGGTCCAAATGGCCAATCATGACTGTCTCACCAACCGGCGGTTTCTCCTGGCTCAATAACTTCCACTCGCTTGCTTTAGTTTCAGTGGCCATAATATCCAACGCTGGCTGCTTCTGCGTGCGTGTCAATTCATCGTGGCTCATCCTTCGGCTATAGCTGACTGCTACGCTCCTAGGGGCCTTCTCGTGCCCGTGGCACACATATCTCGCGTACATGCCATCCCGACACGGCACATCCAAAGTTGAGATAGTCTCGCCCGCTTTTATCTCAAGCGATTCACGCCTGCCATCCCACTCGCCACCCTGAAAGAAGATATGGGTTTTCATCGGTAGTCGTAAATCTTGAGGTTATGTTTCTTGGCGCGAGCCGCCATATCGGCGGTTCCTTTGCCTCCCGGAAATAGAACGCAGGCTTCGGCATACTTCGCCATCTCTTCGTTTCGGATTGGCCCTGCTGCGCGTCCGTGCTTGGTCCAGTTAGCAGGAAAGAGCTTTATGGGAATACCATTGGTCTCAGCAAAAAGTTCCGCGCATCGATCAGCACCCGTCGCGCCGCCTGAGACTACCTCGGTGATCGAAAGCCTGTGAAGATTTAGGCAATCATCTGGGGTGAATTCGTAATCGCGGCCACCAGCTATGATAGTTTTCATCGGCGATTCAAAACCTCCGCATAGGCGCGCCGCGCAAACACAAGCTGACGATACGCAGACCCAACGCGCCAAGATTCAACTAGGACCCTTAGCCCGCTTGCTCTGCTGAACCGTTCCCAGGCTGCTAGGTAGTCGTCAATGTAGGGTTGTAGGAATTTATTCATTGGATTTTTGTAGCTCTGAACTTGTGAACGCCCGAAGATGAATCATACCATATATTAACTCTATATCCCCTGGGAACAAGCTCGTCGGTTAATTGGTTAACAAGTTCGAAGCATTCTGCATTTGATACGCCATCATCGTATTCGAATTCTATTCGATCGGGCATAAGCGCGGCAAATTTATCGCCTTTAGTCTGGATAGCTACGAGTGCTGTTTTTAACTGTTCTGTCGTTGTCATGATTGCTCCTGTTCTACAATCACTTCTTTTGCCTGTGCTCGTATCTTATTGTTTGACTCTTCTACTTTGTGCTGGGTTTTCTTCCCCAAATCGGCTATCTTCTTCATGCGTTCTTCTAGCGACATGCCAGCGCCTTCCATCAAGCCTTTAGCGGCAGCACCTAGCATTTGTCCTGCTAGATTACCGATAGCTGAATGACCTACTGCTGACTCTGGTGCTTCTGTTCCCTTATGCGCGGCTTCAACCATTTCAGATACGAGACTCCCGGCCTTCATGAAATCAGCTAACGCCTTAGGCTCAAGCACCAGGTTTGAGCTAAGCATGAAGTCAACGTTCTGTGAGTACGCCTTCATGAGCTTCGCAGCAAGTAACTGCCTCTCTGCTTTAGCGCTATCCTGATTGATAGGTACGCGGAACTGCATGCCAGACTCAGCGCGGATAGTGAGAGCACCAATGAACTTCTTTTCCGATTTACGCAGTGATCTCCGCTTAGACTTAACGACTGGCGGCTGAATCGGGGCAAGACTAAGCGACTCCTCTGGTGCGAACGATTGCGCTAATGCTTGCTCCTGTGTGATTGGTTGGCTCATGAGAATTGGTGTTGTTCGGCAGCGCGCTCTAGAGAGCTATTGATCCGTTGAATTGACTCTAAGTCTCCTCTTACAAAAAAGTGGTACTCAAACCAGTCTCGATTCATTTGGTACTCGAATTCATAGCCCATAAACCTAAGGCCGTCGAGGTACGTTTTGAACTTCTTGGCTAACAGCCAGCCAATGACGTAGTGCTGCGCGTAATTTTGTGAGGTCATGATTTTGGTTTAATCGCGTACCGTTCGAATAGGTATCTAACGACTCGGTCTTTTTCTATTGCGGTCAAGATCTCGGAGCTCCAGGTGTTTTCTATAGCAAGCACCGTCAAATAAATCGTAGCTAGTTCATTATCGCCAAGTCCGTCTGGTATGGCGAAAGTAATCTGAAGTGGTTTTCGTTCGTCGCTCATAATGTAAACTCCCCACGAACAAAACTAGTTCTGATTGTTGCGCCGTTCACGCCAAGCAGGCGTCCTATGTTCTCATAACAACGTTTGATCGGTAGCTTGGTTTGTTTCTGAAGATCGTGAGCCCTACGTACTACCTCGCGCTTAAGCTCCAAAGGATACTTCGAATTGTTGGCCTTGCGCATGAGCACAACCTGACCTTGATTTTGCTTCTCAATCTTAGTTACAAAAAGGTGTTTGCGTAGCGACTCTAAACCTACACCCGTCTCTTCGGACGCAGCTTGGATTCCTATTTCCTTGGCCCTAACTGCGGCTAGGTTGAGAAGCTCCAGGGGATATTTCCTGCGCCGAATGTTAGCGGCGGCACGCACATTGGTCTGTGCTAGCTGCCCGAGCTCTGAGTTTGCGGCAACCATGCGTATGCCTGATATGGGTTGGTTCATGATAGTCGTTTAAGGTATTTTGTGATTGCAGCCATTGCTTCCTCAAGTGAATAGGCTACGAAAACGAAGTAGCCCTGGCCGGAGACTAGATCTAGCCACTCACTTTGAGCATCCGAAACCATTCCATTTGGAGCCTTCAATTCGATTGCCATCCCATGCCACTGCGAACGCGGCACAAAAAGTATGTAGTCCGAAACGCCCGCTACTTTTCCCATTCGCTTGAGCCTAGCTCCACGAATAAAGTCTTGCTTGCTTGTCTTAGATCCTTCGTTCGGCACATGCACCAGCAGCCGAGCGTCGGGCACACCGAATCCTTTGTGCGCAAAATTGAACCATTTTACCAGAGACTCAGCTATCTGTCCCTCCGGCTGTTTCCTTCGCTGTTGGCGTTTGAACTTAGCACGCCACGCCTTGAGCGCATCTTCTGGGAGAAACGCGGCATTCATGGTTTGTCCTCGATTAAGATGTCGCACGATATTGGCTGTTCCGGCATACCTAGTCGCATGTGATCACCGAATATTTGCATTACCTGCCAAAGTTGCATCTTACTAAATCCTTCGCTGTCTTTCTCCAGCTGCCCGGGGGTAATTCCATAGGTGGCGTAAAACTTTTCTCGAATCGAGTGGCCTAATGGCGTGATCTTAACCTTCACGTTACTGTTTAGGTTGAATGGTCTAAAAACAGATGTAGAGTTCATTTCAGTAAAGGCGTCGAATGGTCACGTTGAATCCGACGAATGTAAGTGCTGACTGTGTGAATACATTTACGCGGATCTTGCCTCCTGCCGCGTAGGTCCCGCGCACAATAGCCTGCATGCCGAAGTGCACATAAGCGCCACTGCCATATGGGGTCATGAACCAGACTGTTTTATTGTCCTTGTTATCAATTCCGGCGGTCAAGCCTACGCCTACATTTGGAGGTGGTTGGTCTACTGTTCTTGCGGTAATCAGGATCTCATATACCCCACCTTCTCCTGCCGCGATTAGGTACGTACCGCTCGCGTTATCCCAGTGGTTACCTGCGTCGTTAACCTTAGTCAAAGGAACGATTGCAAAGTCTGGAAATTGTGCAATTGGCGGGGTGTATGAACCACAGGCCAACTCGGCATACTGCTTACTCAGATCAACCGGAGTTGTTGTAGAAGTCGCGGCAGTAACGACCAAGTTAACTGGCCCACTGGTAGCTGAGCCTGCTGCATTGAGAACCGTGGCAGAATATGCTCCTGTATCGCTAGCCTTAAGTGGAGAGAGTACAAGTGGATTGCTAGTCGCGCCAGCAATTACTGTACCGTCTTTTTTCCAAATAAATTGAAAAGGAGTGGTTCCTTCTGCCGTGACGGTGAGTGTAGCGGTGGTTTGGCCGAATAGCGCAGCCGCGCCACACAAGAAAAACAGGGGATATGAGTAGGGTCTCATTTTTTATTGATTAGAGCTATCACGAGGATTATTGCGGCGATCCCCATCGCTATTGCTATGGCTGGAAAAACGTAGATCATGGCCGAACGATAAAAAGTGCTGGAATTACCATGCTTAAAACTGCCAGTGCAATAGTAGACCATTTAACGCGCCCTTTGTCGCAGTAGTCCCAAAAGCAACCGCAAGAGAAAAATCCCAACACAAAAAATATAGCGCACCGTCCCAAAAACTGAAAGTTAGTTAGACAGATCATTGCTTTTCCTCCGCCAACTTCAAAAGCGCGTCGAGCGCGGCTTCGGGTATCGACTCACCGAATGCGTACGCTTCACGAATCTTTTCTCCCATCGCTTCAATCATGACCTTGCGGCTCGTTAGAGTAAGCGGTAAGCAAAGGTATTTTGTTGCGCCTCTATAATTGTCGTATCCGGCAAGCTCGTACTGAGAGTACCGAATCACCGGCTTCAGTTTGTTTTTAGGCATGGGATTAAATCTCCGGGAAGTCTTCGGCTTCTGAGAATACCAGCGCTCTCTTTCCGCAGGTCTTACAGATTACAGCGCCGTATTTGGATTCGGGGTCATCGTGACCCCGTCCGCCTTGGCCGAAAATCTTGTTCATTCGTTTGGTATCAACATCCGCATCCCAATAAAAATGATGATAGGGAGCCGCATCGTACGTCGGCATTGGGCATTCTCCGACCGCTTCGCAGGTTGGATATTTTCCTTTTTTCACGTCGCGCCTCCCGTGTCCGCCCTGGCGCGTTCAAGGAAATCGCACATGGCAAAAATATTTTTCCTAAATTTACGGATTTCCTCTTCGCCGATGTTATCCAGGAACGCAGGGTAGTGCTTCGATAACTCGGGATGTCTCTCCTCGATTCTCCGAATCCATGTTCCTGCTGAAACGAGGAGAGAAATTACTTCCTCAAGAGGGACATCCCGCGCTGAGACTTCGCGTTTTATCTGTTGTCCGGCCTTGGCGCGCTCGGCTTCGAGCTCGGTTAGCACTTGATTACTGAACGTTTTAATATGCCGTTTTTCTAGCTCTTCGATCAGCTCCCGCGCCGAGATTTCGCGCTTGGGCTGGGCCTCCGGAAAAATCGCCTTCACTAATTTATCGTAAGCATCTCGCTCTTCTTCGTTCTCCGGAATTGAACCACGCAACGGCTCTCCAAGAAGATCGTTCTTCACGAGGTATTCCATTGCCTTTTGAGGCAAGTCACTCTGGAACGGCTTTTTATTAAACAACCGGACTAAACGGCAAACCAGTGTTCTCAAATCGTCCACTATCGGCTGAAGGTCGCGCTTGGGCTGGGCCGGGCACAATTCGGCAATAACCTTGGCACCGGTGTCGAGGAGCTTAACCAATTCCTCTGATGTCTTCGGCGGGTGATCTAGCGTCAGCTCGATAATGTCAGCAGCCGCCTCCCGCATCCAGTCCCCCGGCTTAGCTGGCTCTTCGTCTTTGTTCATGGTTGTGATTGTTTGATGAGTTCTTCGCTGATTTTCATGTTGGCGTTAGTTCTGGCAAATGACCCAAACAATCTTAGCGCCGCTTCGTCGTAGGCGCGTGCAGATTTCTCCTTCGTGTCGAAGTAGCCTAGAAACATTTGTTTCCCGTTGAATTGTATTCTGGCCAACCATTTTCCACGTTCCTTGTCCCAGCAAGCCCCTTTGAATCCACTAGTGCTATTTTTTTGAATCTTACCGTTCGCATTGTTTAGAGTACGTGAACACACTCGGAGATTCGATAGACAGTTGTTCTTTTTGTCACCGTCCGCATGATCGATAACCATATCTTTCGTGCCCCCAAGGAATGCTTCGGCAACTAGGCGATGAATCCGGTAATGTTTTCTATTGGGAAAGTTAACATTAATATACCCTTTAGTGTCTACCCATGGTTTCAGCATCTTTCCTTTCAAAAACTGTCTTCTGCCATCTGGGTATTCAATGCATCTATCCAGCGATTTCACCCTGCCATGGTCGCTCACCTGATAGCCCTCAAATCCAACCACTGCCCGCCATTCCTCGGCTTTCTCAGCAACGGCCTTCGCGGCTTCGATCTGCTCGCGCAACGGTGAAGGTGTGAGCTTGTGGCGTTGAAGGTAGTCTAGAGCCGCAACGCGAACTTGCTTATCGGGTGGAAGAAGTGCGCAAAGTCGCATCACCAAAACGACTAGATTTTCAATCTGGAACTTGTCGCCGTCTCGTTCAGACGGTGGACTCACTCCAACATATGTGATCTGCTTCACGGCTTCTTCGTAGGCGGCTAGGGCTTTTTCAACTCTGCTAAAGACTATCCAGAAAGTACAGTAGCCCTTAGATTTTGATAGCTCGCGCACAGCTTCAGCCAGCGCAGCGGCGGGGTCGTTGGGTGTGCTCATGGTTGCTGTGGTAGTTTTGGCAATCGATAGGTTCTTGGTGTGCATGTTACCCTGAGCCGAGTTTGCTCGTCGCCCAAATCGACTAGGCCAGCCTGGTCGAAAAGAACGTTTTCCACGCTCGATTTGAACGCATCCCAATTGGTATCCTCTCCCTTTCGTTCAGCAATTGCGTAGGCTGCTCTCAATAGCATATTAGATTCGTTGGGTTTCATATTGCAGTTAGTGTTTCTTCAACTCTTATGGGTTTAAAATACCAGTGCTTTGAATGCTTTTTTGATGCCTCGCGTTTCTCTTTGCACCAAACAGCGCATTCTTTTCTGGTGCGAAAAAGCATGGCGCGCTGAGGCTCTCCCAAGTATACTCTTGGCCTTGAGGTCGTATGCCACGCCTCATATGGAACAAATCCCTTTTCACGACCAACATGAAAGTGGGCAGCCCAAAGTATTGTGCGGTGGAATATTTGTGGTTTCACGCATCCCCCTTCGGCTGGGCCGCTGCGGCGGGCTGCGGTCGTTTCATGTCTCCAGGGCAAAAACACTCGTAGTCTTCCTGCGTCCAGTGTTTAGCCGCATCGTCACACTCAGGGTGGTATTTCATGCAATTCAAGTCTCCGTAGCTTACCCCGGTACGCGTTCCATATATTGAGCCAATCTGGATATCTTCGTTGCAGTAAAAGCACACGTGCTTCTTGCGAGCGACAACTCGGTCTTTGCTTGATAGAAATACCCAGCTCATCCCTGTCCTTCATTTGGTTTTGCGGCGGGCTGCTTCAGTTGAGCCTCCGCCATTTGCATACCCACCCAATGAGAAACCATACGAAGATCCATTGTTTTGCCCGCGCTAAGCAGCATTCCCATGGTTTCCGCGTCGAGTTCGCTTTGATCTCGCAACCATCCAATCGCGCCATGCTCGTCAGGCTCACAGTATTCGAGCGAATCCAGGTCGAGCCCTCGATAGCTTTCGGGTTCTTCCGCGATGGTTTCCTTCAGAGATTTTACGAACTCCTCGAATGAAAAATCGTAGCAATCGCGCCCGCGTCCTTTTTCTGAGGCCTCGCACTTTCCCGAAAAATAGCCGAGTTCGGTCCGGGCGATAAACTCAATTGATGCTTTGCCGCTCCATTGATAAACTGCCGCTCCGAGGTCGCCGTAAACGAAGAGTGTTCCGCCGTGGATAATGTAGCGAATGGCATAGCACCCCGTTTTTGGCGCTTTCCACTCAATCAAGGTTAGGCCGTTTTCGCAGGTCTTTACCGTGGCTACGTGATCCTTAAACCAGCGCGTTCGTATTTCTAGAAATTGATCTGCTCTTGGGTGATTCATGGTTGTCCCTCGTTTGGTTTTTCTGTCTCGTCCCACTGATCGTGGTAAAGCGCCTCGTGCAGCCGGTCGTAAACCTGGTCTCGTGTGAGTCGTGTGAGCGGACTCTTACCTTCCCAACTTCCGTGTAAATCCCGCATCAGGCTTTCAATCGCGGCGGTTAGGCGCTCGCACTTAGATTTGTAGTCTTCGCTCATGTTTTTAATCCTCCTCTATTGGATAAACTTTGACGTATGCCGCGCCGTTGTCCCGAACGATCTCCTTGCCGATGCGTAGTGCCTGCTCCTCTGAGTCGGCTTCGATCTCCCAAGTGACGTTAATGTGTATTTCGTATTTCACGGATTTGCCTCCGGTTTTGCGGTGTCGCCTGCGAGCGCTGCCTCGATTGCTTTTAATGCGGGTGACTCATACAGCGTGCGCGCAAAGTTTGCTGTGTTTCCAATCGCGCCAAACCATTCGGATTCTTTTTCTTGGTTTGACTCCTCGAAATAATCGAAGCTAGCAGTTGCGATCCGGGCCAACTCTTCACCAATATTCGTAATCGCATCTCGCGCCTGCGCAGCTTGCAGGTGTTCGGCTCGGGCACGCGCTTCATCTAACTGACCCGCTAATCCATCGGCTTCGTCTGAACGCACGGAAATCGCATTTTGAAGCGACTCGATTTCTTTCTCGGCTTTCTGCTTAGCCTTAACTACGTCTCTTAGAATGCATGCGTCTTCATGGGTTAGCGCCTTATGCTCAGCCAATGCTTGCCGGAGCGCTTCGATTTCGGCGCGAGCTTTCGCATATCGATCGTTGCATTCGTCGCACGAGATTTCACCGCATGTTGGTTCGTCGCTCATGTTTCCTTCGATTCGCAAACGCAGTTAACCGGGATAATGCAATCAGGGGACGGATCACCTGGGCTTGGGTCGCCTGGTGGCTCTGGCCACTCGCATGGCCAGCTTCCAAGCGGACGAATTGCTTTACTTGGTTTATGATTGGCGAGCGGGTCAAAGATTGATGCGGCGCGAGTCATGTTGCAGCACAGGAACAACGTCGATAGGACGGCGAAGCAAAAGCGTTTGCTGTTTTTTAATGTTTTCATGATTGGAATCCTATTTTAGCTACAGCCTCATGGGATGAGGCTCTCAGTTTCTTGAGGAAATCGATGTCGTCTTTGGTCTTGGGAAGAACGTTTCCATACCGAAGGCAGACTATGCGCGGTTGAACGATTAAGAATGTCACTTGATCACTATGCTTGAACTGCGACTCGTCTGAATGATCAAAATCATCCTCTGGCGCGTACGGTTTATCTAGATCGGCTTCGACCTCTTCAATCGTGGTGTACGTGCCGTGAACTCCTGATGTAGAAAACAAACAAAAGTTCATTTCGTTTGCCTCTCCGTTTGGGAAAAAGGATCTTAGTGCTGCCATTGATTTCAGATCGCTCGCACGGGATTTACCTGAGTGGTGATTAACGTAAAACGTGTTGTAGTGCGCCCCTTCTTTTTGGTGCACCGATTTCCAGTCTTCGGATGACGCTGGCTCAAACATTGGTCCTGAAGCACTCATTTGTTTTGAAATTGATTTATTTTGCCTGGTTTTCCTTCCCGCTAGGCCAGCCCTACCGCTTGCGATGTAGGCTCGCATTTCGGTGGGGCCTATGGGCGGGAATAGATTATGCGGAGAACCGTCCATCTCCGTGCTCCTGCGCCAGACGGTCTACATCTAACTCGCTAAGCGCTTGATGATCCTGCTCGGCAAACACTTCGTCAAGGTATTGCTTCTCCTCTTCCGTGCGTTCTACGGTCTTAGGAATGCCAGCGAACACGCTTTCAATTCCTTTGATCATTGCCGCGTTTAGGCGCGTGCGTATGTCGATGTCGCAGGACATGCAGCGTGGCCGTTGCATGTAAAGGTCTCGAACGCCTTGGCTAGAGCCTTCTGGCGCTCCGGCGTATTCTCCGTGCGTCTCGCAGTCGCAAAAAAAGCACGGGAAGCATTCTCCGGTTCCCGCGTTGTGCGCCGCTAGCTCGTCCCAGTCTGGTTGTTTGACTTGTTTGTTCATATAGTTGAGTTTCGTTTACCTATGAGAAAGTCTATGGTTTAATTGCGCAATCAAGTCAATCACAAAATCCTAATTGCGTCTAGGCTTTGTCCTCCAGAAAAGCCGTGAACCGTCACCATTGCTGAATGTCCTCCCATAACCCAGGCGGGTGTTGTTGTTTTTGTTGGAGATCCATCTCTAAGCGGATTGATTAGCGAATATCGCACCACCTCAGTTCCGACTGGAAATCGTGCGTTGAAGTCATCGACCATCGCCTGTAGTTTTTGAATGTTTGGTTTTTTCATAATGATTTCAGCCACGCCCGCTTTTTCTTGAGCGGAATTTTGCTGATCTTGAATTTCTGGTTTCTGACCGGAAGGGCGAGCCCGAGCTGCTTGCAAGTCTCGCGATCTAGCAACAACTCAAGACCGTTTCCAATCGGAACGGCCCTGAGCTTGTCTTCATGCGGTTCAAAACGATCTTTCATAACTTTTCCCATTTGCTGCTTTCGACGACGCGGACACCTTTCATCTTGCCTGAATTTACCCCTTTGTCTCCAACCAACAAAAAGCAGTTTTCTCCATTTACTCCGAATTCACCCTCACAAAGATGGTGACCAAAAAGAAATCCATCAAACTTTCTAACCTGCTTATACATGTAAACCTTCTCGCGCCTTTTGGCAGCAACGAAATGAAATACCTTTAGAACATCCCATTCTTCAATGAGAATCCCGCGTTCATCGGTTAAAGGCGCCTTATCTTCGCTCATTTAATTATTTTCGTTCTATGGACATTATGCAATATCCTTCTGGCACACCAAATACGCCGCCGTGAAGAATGTAGGAGACTGTGAATAGACAAAACCGTCCTGTTGGTGAACATCCTCCAATAAACGGAACTACTTCCATTAAAAGAAGCTCGTCACCAAGCTTGAAATCGCGGTCGTTCTTGCGGAACTCGAATGTCTTTTTGCCGTAAACAACGTCGTGATATACGCTGTCCCAGGTTTTTAGCTTGTGTGTCACTTCAGGTCACGCTCCAGTTCTGAGACGATAGCGCGAGACTCCCGCGCAACGTTGTACGTATATAGAAAAATCGCGGCCCCAAAGCACAGCGACATAGCAATAAGGACAAGGTTCAGGCGTTTCATATGGACGCTTGTTTGATGTAAACGGAGGCAAAGTAGTTGCGCGGTAAAAGCGTTGCTTTACCCGAAAGTCCAATTATCCTGGCTTCATTTAATTGAAGGCCGATGATTAACGACTTGATTGCGTTGTGAACGCCGCCGATTCGCTTGTACTGCTCAGAGCTGCAAAGCGTGCGGTTATTTCCTGCGAGAACAGCAAACCAAAATTGCTTAGTGGTTTTGCTGCGACGAATCCTGAAGCTAACGTATTTGTGTGACATTTTGTTTTTATTTGTGACTGAAAAAGAGAACGGCCAGCGTTAGGGCACAGCCCCAAGCTAGGCCAAAGACAAACGCGGCAAAGAAAGGCCACAGCGGCACAGGGGTCCCAAGCTCGTCTTGGTTTTCGCGGCCGAGGTTTTCTTGTGAATCGAAGCGAGAGTTGTCCCTCTCGGAAAGCTGCAACCGAGCGAGAGTATCGTACTCGGTGGTTTCAAATCGGTTTTTCATGTGGTTATTTCTTTATTTGGCCGGGTTTCGACCATCAATTGACCTTCAAAAAATATAACAGAGTAGATGTAGTCGGCTTGCCACTCATCCATAGTTTTAGGAGAAATGACGTAGATTTCTCCTAATGGAAACTTATCCTTGAAATGTGCTAGGCATTGCGCCGCGAAATCGCCCATGCCGTTAGCAACCTTAGGTAAGTCTAGGTGGGAATCCTTAATGCCGTTGACGAGCTTAAAACCGGAGCAAAAGCGCCTCAGTTCTTTGCCGTGGCATTCCGGATACCCATCCGACTGCCGATAGAATGAGAGCAGGAGGTTTCTGTCTTCGTCGTATATCCTAGTTTTTGCAGGTGTGCCCATAAAGGTTATGGGGTTCCTAGAAAGTTTAGGGCCCATCGAACGCCAAAGGACAGAGAATACGCAATAGCTACGCCTAGGACGCACAAAGTCAGCATTCCTAGACCGAGATAGGCTAGGTCTGTCCAGAAGGCTAGGAAGCGCTTTAAACGGGGTTCTGTGGGCATTGGGGATCCTGGTTATGTTTTGATGGCGCGGCCCGATGTTTTCTTATGGTTTTCCAGCAGGTTTGAGAACCGGCCTAAACCTATTTTTAGGTCTAGCTTGCGGGCCAAACGCGGCCACCGGCTTTTTCTCAATCTGCTCAACTGCATTAAACAAACGGACAGCTAACTCTGACACCTCAAAACCCCCTTGCCAGCTAAGGCTAAGGGGGCAACTGACCTATCATTTAGAGTAATTCATTCATCGCGCTAGCTTCCTTCGATTAATTCGCGCCTAACAATCGACAGTTTTGGTTTTCGTTTATCGCATATTTTTATTTAGAGTAGAATATCTCCACCTAAAAGCCTCGCGTCTCCGTAGAGATAGCGAGGCTAGGGAATGGTTTGAGATTAGACTCTATGCCTCTGCGTGGATTAGCTTGCAGTCGCTTGCGGCTAGCCAATGAGCTAGGGTTTCGCTGCCGATGCCTTTGAGATTGCGTCTACTGCTTTGCATAAAGCTAACTGTGGCCCCCTATAGTATTCTCCATGTTTTTCAACTAGTCTATCAAGCCATGCCATACATTCGTTAAGAGCGTCTAGGAGCTCCGGTGCTGCTGCAATTAGGCGTGCGTTAGCTTCTTGAATCTCTTCTTCTCCTTCGCTTAGAGTGTCCGAGTACGTACAGCAAACTGTACGATCTAGGGCAACGATGTGAATCTCTTTAAGCCTTGGTTTTGAATGTAAAACCGTGGCATACTCGCGCCATGGGCCTTTTGTGTGCTGTGTGCTCATGACTTTGCAGCCTCCCTGCTGGTGATAAAATAGCGCCGTTCCTCTTTATGAAGGCTCAGATTTTCGCCGGGTTTTATGTTGGGCCTGCCAACCAAAACTTCCTTCCGCTTGAGCTTTTCGCGAATATATTCGTTGTAGTCTCCTTCTCTCATATTCGGGCAATAGCCGCTGTAATAGTTGTAAACGGCGCTTAGACTCTCAAAGTGATTCGTGCCAGTGATAGTCTTCATTTGGTTGCAGCCTCCTCAACGATTTGCCTCGCCGCTTCCTTCATGATGCACGTCCCGGCGCTTAATGAATATAACCGTTTTCCGTCTCCGTTTTCATCAATGGCGAATAGCGAAGGCGTATTTATTCGGTCCCATTCCTCCAGCGGTATATCATTAAAATGAGGGTCACGCGAAGATAGCAGCCTAGATCCAAATCGCGTTTCTACTAAGCGCTTGATGTAAGGCGTAACGAATTGCGCCCAGTATTCGCGGTGCGTGCAAACCTTGTCCAAATATTCTGATCTAGTCCATTTAACTGTTTTCGTGTCCGTGTTCATTGTCTGTTTATCCTGATTTTTGTTGAGCTCTGCCCGTGATTAGGCATTACGGAAACACTTAGGCTATCCCAAGTGTTTCGAAGTGCGTTATCAGGAAGCGTAAATTTTCCCATCATCACCTAGGTAGAGATCGGTTGACCCGTATACCTTTGAAGCGGCTGAAAGGCGTTTACCTAGGTCACTTAAGCCCCTATCCAAAAACCCGACACCATGGCCATTTTTCGTTAACCAGAAGTCATGTCCGGCGCATTCGATTTCTGAGAAATTGCCCGTAGGGGAATACTCGGAACAAAAGGCGCTTAAATCGTCCGAATTCGCCTGCATGAAATCGCGACACTCGCGAGCCATCGAAAGGAGCGACGAAAACGCGATATCGTGTCGGGTGTAGTTAGCGTCGAATGGTTCGCCCCCGCTCTCGGTAGAATTATCGTAAGACGACCAAAGCGCGCAGGTGAGAAAGCCAATGAAAAACTCGCGGAACTCAGATTGCGTTTTCGTTTTCATAGCGCAAACACTCCCTTCTGCGCGTCACGTAATGCTAACAACCGAGCCTTATCCGTGCTGAGCAAATCCAGCAGTTCAAGCGCTTCCGCCTTGCAAACGTGCTCGGAATTCTTCAGCTTTTCCCCAGCGAAAACTAGATCGATATACGTTAGGCCGTAGTCCTTAACCATTGCTTTCGCGGCTATAGTAAAGCCTGACTCTAAGAGAGTAACAGCGTCAATCGCGGCAAGCTTTGTGCCGTCAGAGATGAGGCGTTCTAGTTGAGAGTTAGAGTAGAGAGCGTTCATGAGTTTGTTTATCGGTTGTACTGTCGGTTGCTTTAGAGAAAAGAATCACCAATTGGCATCAGCCATACCGAAAGAAGAGTTGAACTCTAAGTTTCGAACGTTGTCCGCGCTCTTACTTGACTTGTGGAATGCTTTCCTATCACGTGGATAGTAAGCGATTTCGTCGCCTTTCTTGATTTCCTTGCCCGTTTCGGGGCAAACACTGTTGAAGCGGGCAGTTGTGAAATAAGGGTCGTTTTTCATGTCAGTCGATTTAAAGGGTCAGACTTTGTTAGCCTTGCTCCCTAGCTGAGCGTTTTAGCTTCATGACTAGGGAGCGAATCGACTAACTAACCTGACGCTCCTAATATCGGGTATTCCTAAGCATAAGTGAAGATAAATCTTAGTGTTCTTTGCTTATTAGTTGTAAGCGCTTTTAAGACAGTATCTTAAGCTGCTAAGTTTTTGCTTAGCTCTTCTCGGATCCACCTGCGCCAAGTCCGGTTTTTGTTAATGTTTATCACCGTAGAGAGCCCAACGTTAAACAATTGAGCGATTGTTTTCTTGTTGAGGTCAAGCATGCATAGGGCTTTGATAAGAATCGCAGTATCAACGGTTAGTTTTGTGTTATGGTTGCGTTCTCCCCATCTGCTTAATCCAGTCTTTACGGCATGAAGTAGGTTTTCCGACGGAGTACACCATTCTAGGTTGTCCGGTCGGTTGTCGTGTTTGATCCCGTTCTTATGGTTAACCTGTTCTTTCCGTAGCGGATTCTTATGGAACGCGGCGCAAACAACGCGATGCACTGGTCTGTCCATGTAAGCGGTTATTCCTAGCCTCAACCTAATGGTGACATATCCGTCATGAGTGAACTGTTGTGGGATTGGTCCAAAGATCTCTTCGTGCTGAATAGTCCCGAGAGTGGACACTAGATAGCCTTTGATCCTTGATCTTTTCCAATGCTCTTCCATTGGCCGATAATAGCAGACCCAAAAATTTCGGGTAGCTCAATCATTACTTCATGGATCGTTTTGGATTTAAGTAGTTATCCCGTTAACTTATTACGATTTAAGATTGGTCTTAGTCCCGATCCGTTAGCCTTCCGTTTCGGCGCAGTAACGCCAAGGACAACGCACGTAAGGACAGCTAAAGGATTGTCTAGTCGTTTCCCGAGTGCATCTAGTTCCTGTAAAGTACTTTGACATCAAACTATTCAACGTCGAAATACCCGCCGTTTTAGCTCGGGAATGTCAGGAGGATGTCAGTAGGCATACCGGATCCGCGCCCAACTCGCGGCCAATCGTTAGCCCTACGCTAGGTAACTGGCTGCTAGTCTACAGCATTCCCCTTGCTGCTCTGACCCCGTAGGGCCTGACGCAGTCAGCCAGCACATCCCCCTTATAGGCTAAACCTATCCCTTAGCCTTTTCCCCTGTCCCTCGCGTCAGCGAGCCCACTCGGTATTCCCTCCCCCGGCTTGGCACCTTCCAAACTTCCCGTCAACCCGCCCGGACTGTTTCCATGTTAAAACGTTAAGAGACAACCGGTTAAGAAAAGAACAATAGCCGGATCCAAGCTGAAACGTACCCATACCGAACCGGCCTTGTTGAGCACGCTAAGTCTTGCGTAACAGTCACGTGCGTACCTGCTTACGAATCGCCCCTCCCCCTCCCGTTCCTCCCCCGACCCACCACCGGCCCACCCCCACCACCCCCCGGTGGCACCCCTATGGTTAAAAAGAGGCCATCCGTACCTACATACAGGTGGGTAAGAAATTTATATGGAAACAGTTAGGTTAGAAAATACAGTTGATGACAACATAACAATGATGTGGTGATGACATGAAAATAGTTACAGGTTGTTGTTGACATGCTGATGCGTTGATGGAAAAGTTACTTGTAATGAAAAAACTATTATCATGTCGTGTTGATGAAACATTGATGACAAAATTACTGATACGTGCGGCGGAGGATACGATCGCAACAAAAAGCAAGGTAGGGGTTGGCGAAGTGATCGAGAGGTTGCTTGATGCGAAGTTAACAGGTAACACTGTAGACAAAAATACCGGTAAAGATGATGACAGAGTTAAGCGTTTACAGGAAGAGCTAGAGAACGCAGATAAGAACGTGCGCGAACTGATGAATCAAAAGCAGGCGTTGTTTGATGAGGTAAAGAAGCTTAGGGTAACACGAGCAGAAGATGACCCGAGTTTGGTTAAGCAAGCGGTAGAAGTGGCTACAAAGAACTGCCGAGAAGAGAACGAGCGGCTTAAGAAGAAGATCGCAGAGCTTGAGGATAAGGTTAACCAGACTAATGCAGAGAAGCTAAAGGAAGAGCTTGGGGTTAAGGGAAAGCTCGTGAGTGGATCGCAGATTAGCGCGCCGATAACATCGGCCAGGAATCCGCAGGTTGGAAGTCTCGCCCGGGATGGTAAGGAGAACTTTTTATGAACGAAATAGACTGGATTCAAAAGGATTCTAGGTGCAAATCGTTGCGCGCTGCGATTTACGCATTGGCACTAGAAAACAGAGCGCTCGAAGATAGGATAGATGAACTAGAGGATCAAATGTCCAGACTTGGAATGGAATACGAGACGCAGATAGATAAGCTTAAAAAAGAGATCCTGAAGGCGGAGGGACGAGACCAATGAAAGCCTGGATTTTGATGCATTGGTTCTATCTATTTGTGGCCGCGTTTATCGTCATGGTTCTGGCTGGCCTGATTGCTGATACGACGCCTAAGAATAGCGTAGTGCATACGGTGTCAGGGCTAGTCATGGCCGCGATATTCTTTCCATTGACGGCGATCGTTGTGTACTACCAGGAGAAGAGAGATGAGGCGTATCACAGCCGCAGGAAAGGGAGACGCTACCGATGATAACTGACAAAGACATAATCATAGAACTCTTGCGCCAGCGGGAAGACTTGCAGGCTAAGCTAAGCGCGATTAATAGGGGTAATTTTTTATCTCTGCCGAAGCACATCCAGGATAAATTAAATATAAAGCGATCCGACCTAAAAAAGCCAGCTGAGGAGTTTCATGAAGCCCTTAAGAGGGACTACAGGAGAATTGCTATTGAAAGTAATAACGAAGTAGTTGATTTGAGAAAGAAGATAGAAGAACTAAAGAGTTACACCGAAGAGCTAGCAGATAAAGTATCTAAGATTACAGCAGAACGGGATAATCTTAAAAAGCAATACGAAGCACTAGAATATCAACGCGACGACCTTTCTAGCGTTCTCAAGGAGTGCAACTTTCCTGAGCTTAAGAAGCTGCTTAACGTTCCAGAAGGAGAGATACTATCGACTCAGCTCGTAAAAAAGGTACAGGAATTGATTAGAGAAAGGGATCATTGGAAATCAATGCAGAATATGCTAGCCAAGAAAACTATAGATCTTAGAGATAAGTATGATGAGGCGTCCAAAGAGTTATTGGAACTTAGAGATAGATACGATAAACTGGTGGACGAACAATGAACTGGTTTGTCTTCACTGTAGCCGCGTTCGCTGTCTTCCGAATTTCAGAACTAATCGTCTACGATAAGATATTCGCCTGGTTCCGCGAACTGTTCTCTGGCGTTAAGTTCATCAATGATCTAGTCACCTGCTTTTACTGCTGCTCAATCTGGGTTGCGTTATTCGCTACTCTCTATGCTCACTATCTAGGCTACGTCGATTGGCTACACTCCTTCGGATACTTCGTAGCTCTCTCGGGTGCCGCTTGCGTGATCTACCGCGCTATACGCGAAAGGAAATAGTTACAACCCAGCGTAACCAAGAGCCGAAGCAAACGCTTGAATCTTGTCCGAAGGAATAGCATAGATCCTTCCAACTGAATCGTAGACTCCGCCGAACTGTACTGCTAAAGCCTTACGCTTGTCGTCATCCGTCTGGGCACCGACTGTGAACTGAGCAAAGAAACAGGTTGCGTCTCCGCCAGTCGATTTGCCGACAAGAGAGAAAACAGCCTGCATAGTACTGGATATAGTAATAGACCCTCCACCTACTGAATAGGCTGGTCCGCTCTTTATTGGAGTAGTCTGAATCACGTTTCCATTGAGCTTTATGTCTACCTGATTTGACTGTCCCCAGTTTGCTCGGTTCGCCCACTTATACCCATAGACATACGTTCCAGCCGCGAGCGTAATCGTCTGACTAATCGATCCCTGATTCTGGATAAACGCCACCTGCCCTAGATCCTCATTGCCGCTCGTGAAATCCGAGCCAGATCCCGTAAGCCCAGAGCCTTCGCTAAACGTCCAAGCTGAGCCTTTCGGATTGTAAACATAGGCCGTCTTTCCCATTCCAACATTAGGCGTTTGAAAACTTGTGTCTAAAAGCGTTGTATTCATAGTGGCGTATGATCCTAAGAATTCCTTGGAAAAAAGGTCCATTGTGTTTTTAAAGTTAATCACTCCAGCCCCCTGAGTGTAGGGAGAATTAACTTTCACACATCCGCGCAAGATTAAGTCTTTGACTTCTTCACGTTGTATCGCGTAGCCAATCTTGTCTGCTTCGTAGAGTAAACGAAGCGCAATCGCGGCCACCTGAGGACAGGTAAGCGATGTATAACCATAAGCCACGCAATCCGGCTGTCTACCATCCGGCGCTTCATGCCCAAAGTCCGCCGAACCAACCGCGATAACTTCAGGTGAATACGCTGGAAAATTCTGGAGATATCCACCAGAGTATAGCATGCCAAGATCTGGCAGCGCCGCGCAACAGACCTGATTCGTATTGTGCAAGTAATCCTTGAGCCGAGCGAATGTGTTCTGTTCAGGCGAAGTACCAGCCGGATAGCCCGTCACCGAATCCTTCGCTACGTTGTCCCCGAATGAACAGTTGATCACGATCCTAATCCCTGGATCAAGGTCATACGGCATCATAACCGGGAAGGGGTTTACCGGCTGCGCATCCGACTTAAACCAAATCCGGCCATCACCCAAGCACGGCTTTCCTTTAAACCACGAAGAGTGTTCTACAAAAATATCTGTGCATATCTGGCCAGCAGGAGAACTAGCACCAGCCAGAAATCCTGCTACCGCCGTAGCATGCTGGCCTACGCCGAATCCAGTAGTAGGTCCAGTTGCTTCAATCTTAGCGTTAACCGTGACCGGGTTCGGCATCCAGTTATTCGCTGGCTCATTCCTAGGGCTTGCCTCGACTTGTCTGAATGCGTACCTAGTCGGCATCTTATTTCCAGGCTTTTTGAAATTCCTGAATCGCGGCCACCAGAGCTTTTCCTGCTTCTGTGATCATTGGTCCATTATAGCGAAATCCCTGTGCGTCTGCTAGCGCAAAGACCGATCTAAAGTCTTTGTGGTTCCAAATCTCTTGGTCTTTCTGTGCCATAGCAATGCTAGCGTCACAGAGCGCCTTCGCTGTAGCTTCCTTGTCTTGTGTTTTTTTCTTTTCGTCGTCTAGCGCTTTCGTGAGAACATCGACCTGAGATTGCAATGTCTCCGATCGAGTCTTCCATCCGTTCTCTGATTCTTGTTCGTCTGGTTCCATAAGTGGATTTCGGTGCGTGCTATTGATCATGTGGGTAATAGTTTTTTTCTTACAATGTTAATGGCTTCAAAACCTTTGCTGCCGTGAAAATAAACTGGGTGAATCTCCTGGTCCTTTAGTGGGTGATTGTTTGGATACCGCTTAGCTGAAAACAGATATTGCTCTAGGGATACTCCTTCGGGAAGTGGGTTGTGAACGCTATTGATCCGATAGTCGTTCCAAATCAATTTACTGGCGCGGGCCTTTGGCAAAATAATCGGGGCCTGATAGGTATCCCATGATCCATTCGCGTGCGTCCTAAAAAACTTGTTGTCCTTAACAAACTGTGGATCGATCAGCATGTTTCCATTGATGTGCTCGGAGTAACACCAGAACATACCCGAACTCATCCAAGCCCCAAGGATCTGCTGGCTTCCGCCGTGATGCCACTCATCATAGATCTCTTTGATCCAGGTCTTTCGTAGTGGCACGAAGTCTGGTTCCATTAGCATGAACGCCGCGTAATCCCAACCCCTGTCTCGGTGACCTACGAATACGTCCGAGACGACCTCTCTAATCTGAGCGTTAGGACCAGCAGGCCATCCCGTCACAGCATCATTGCAGGTATGTGTGTAGACGTTAGCGAACTTCTTTTTGGCTAGCTCGACAAGGGATGGATCGTGCTTTGTTCCGTAGGCCGCGCTAAACATGAAGTCTGCGTAGGGACACACGCCGTCCTCTAGGTCTAGGATCAGCCGAGTGAGCGCAAAGGCTACGTCTCTGTCGCCAGGGGAAAACTGAAGAACTAGAAGTAGTTTTCTCACTGGAGTTTAGCGATCTTACGTGATATGTCCATCTTCAACGTTCCGGCCAACATTAGACAAACCTTTAGGTCTCCTAAAGAACACGAAGCCAATTCACCAGGAACGCCGGTACTGACCGAAATAACGACATCTGGAAAATTCAAACGCAGTTCCTCCTCACACTTTTTAAACACATCTATTTGGTTTTCGGTCATGCTACGATCCTCCGTGCCATGCGCAACTGATGCTGGTAAAGTTCCCAGTGCTTTGGGTCTCTGCTTGAATGGCTCCAGAACTGGGTTACTTTGTGCGCCGTTTTTGGGTGCGACTGGATATCTGGTTTTTCGATCTCGATAAAGTTGTATAGTTTGTGGAGATCAGCATGGAAGTGAGCCCAGGCTCCAAGCGTAGGAAACTCAGCGAAGCCCTGCGGCCACGAGTTCTCCTGTTCAATGACGTACTGATTGAATGGGCACTTGTGAACATTCTCTATCTGTTCCCTCATAGATTTATAAACTTCCCTTACGTGAACAGACGGATGACGCTGCATGGTCTCGAAGGGGAAAAACTCAACGCCAAGTCCAAGCGCCCGCACTACATTCTGCTGCCAGCGATGCTCCGCCCTACCATCCGGAAATGAGCTGTATTTCACCATTAATAGATCTGGCTTACCGTTTCGTATGTAATCCTCAGGCGTAACCGGCTCGTGAAACAAGCAATCCGAATCCATGTGCATGATGAAGTCTGCGTGCGGGCAATAAATGTCCGCGCTACAGATCATGACCTCGTGCATCAGCATGCCCTTACCCTTAAGGTCGATGTACTTCTTGACTCTGATTGGTGCGCCGTCCTTCGTGCGCCACGCTTCAAACGGAAGGAAAGAGCCTAGATCGTCCCATGGCACAATGATTGTAACACCAGAGAAGCCGGAGGCGTACTTGGAAATGGATCGCAAGGACAGCGTGATCCACTCTAAATCAGGTAAGAAAGAAACGATTACGATCTCGGTGTTAGGCACGTTCGTTATTTCCGTTTCTTAGGAATTTTAGCGTTCTTAGCTAGACCTTGAGCCTTGCGCGTAGCTGACGCTAGAATAGCTCCAGCACGTTCTTTAGAAATACCCTGGCGCTTAGCGATACTGGCCTGTACTTTGGCGAATCCTGGATGGGCTTTTGACATGGTGATTTTACTGTTTTGGTCAGCTAGACCGTTTGACTGTGCTTGCATAGAGAATAGGCTTGGCGTACTTGGTTTTTGGAATGCCTCCGCTCCCAAGAATCTTAAGCTCCGATAGCGTAGTCTTGTCGTAGTGTGTGTGCCGTCCGCGCTCGCCATGCACGGGATGGAACACCACTCGCCAATCGGTTAGATCAAAGTACCTGTTGCTCGGAAGCCGCTCGCGAAAATAGGCGTTAACCGTGTTGTCCCAAATGATTCGACCAATCGTAAGCTTTGTTGCCATCATGGCAGTCATTTCTTTATGGAGTACTTCCCAGATTCTCCTAGGAGCAATGAAAATATCCAGGCCGAAATCGTGAGGATCTCGCTTCGCATTGTCTAGACCTAGCAGTGGATCGTAGGTGTAGCGAAACGAAGTCGCGGCCCAGTTACGTTTCATGTTGTGCGTTCTCACCACTTCCTCAACTAGATTGATGTCGCGGCCTAGAACAATATCCGAGTTAACGATCGCCATTGATGTCTCTGGATTGCCCTGCTTAATGGCCCAGTCTAACATCTCGTAGATCGTAGGTGGATTCTGCTGGGGCTTAACGAACTCAATCTGGAAGTTCTCCTTTAACCAAGTGTCGTTAGACGTATTGAAGTAAACTATACGACTTCCTAGTTTCTCCCAAGAATCAAGCGCCGCCAACTGAAGGTCGGCGTATTGCCGACTCTGGTTGAACGGACGAAGCGATGATAAGATGTACTCGATCACGATCAGTAGATATAATCGCCAACGTGCCCTAGGATAAGGCTAGGATCCAAGTACGTTGGAATCCCGCAGAGCTTAGCACGGTGACACATAATCATGTCCTCTCCTTGGTCTGGAGTGTCGGCGTTGAAATAGCCATAGTGTCGGTCTGATTTTACGGGTTTAATCTGCGGGAACAGTTCGTCGGCACGCTCACGCATCGTCTCGAAAACCGACCTATGAATACGCATCATTCCCATGCCAGCAAACCTAACCTCTTCCAGCGTATGTTCCCCGCCGGTCCTTAGAATCTCGTGATAGCGTGCGTCTTGTGATGGAGATTCAAACGCATTGGCTACTTGTGCCTTATGGCTTTCGTTCCTTCCAAAGTATAGCGCGGCTACGATCTTCTTGTCTGCTGGATGAGACATGATCCGGCTTATGGCGTTGAAGCTGGCATTAGGCTCAGGTAGATTGCATCCAATAGAACGAAGCATTGCTCCGTTTCCGCACGGAAACACCATGTCGTCATCGACAAATATGAACCACTCGCTGTCAGTTCTAAGTGCCATATCGACTAGCATGTTCCTGGCCTCAGAGATTAGTGTTCTGAACTTAGGGAGAAATCCAATCTTTTCCGGTCCATATTGCGCGTAATTCACGAACAATGTCGCGTGCGTAAGCCCATTGTACGTACGATAAATAGGGCTAAGAATGAGAACCCGCTTACCGGTAATATTCCAAATCTCAGGAGGCGTAATAGTAAGGAACTCATTAAGCACCATCTGTGCTGCAGAGATACTTGGCATGTTCTTACTTTTCTGCCACGCAATAGCCGTAGGCAGAGACACGCCAAAGAAGTCTGCCGCCTTGGTGGGACCAAGCTGATTGACTTTGTTGATGACTAAGCCGGCAAGATCAATAGCAGGCATCAGAGTGAGTCGCTATCCTCGCCGCGTTCACGGGCGGTCACGGCTTTTTCAAACGCCTCTCCAAAGTCCAAATCAATCTTTCCGGTCTTACGAGGCTCTTCTGATTTACGAGAACCTGAAAGGATCGATCCTTCTTTGGGTGTAGTGCGCGTTCCGTTCTTAAGCTTAGAAAGCTCCGCTTCCAGCGCCTTAATCTTCGCGGCCTGCGCCCCGTTCTCTTTACGCAGATGATGCGCCTCTACTCCACCAAGAAGGATTTCCTTTACCTTATCGGCCGAATTGGTCGGAGGATTTTTGATCATTGATCGAAGCTGCTTAGCGAATTCGTTGTGCTCTTCGATTTGTTTCTTCTGCTCTGCCGTAGCACCAGCCGGTAAATCTTTATCCTTAAGCCAGTCCTTACTCTTAATCTGGGATTCGGCCCAATCCGAATACTCCTTGCGCGTTTTCTCAAGGTTGGCCTCTTGTTCCTGCTGAAACTTGGTGCGTTGCTCTTCCTGGCTCTTAAAATACTTCTCCGCTTCCGCTGTTTCTTTTTCAAAGAAACGCTTCTTCTCCGCACGAGTCATGGACTGCTGGGCCATAGCCGAACGGATCTCTTCGGCATCACCAACCGGCATGGCATTGAGCCATGTTTTTACGAGGTCTGCTGCTGTTTTTTCAACAGTAACAATATCTCCGTTTGCATCGGATTCTTTGATCTTGTAGACCTTGTTTGATCGTGAGAACTCCGCGAAGCCTCCAGCCTTTTCGATTTCCTTTAAAGTTGGCTCGCCCAGCTGATATTTATTTAAGACTTCCTTGATCGTGCTCTCGGCCTGAACTACGGGAACTTCGAACTTAGTTTTTACCTCAGGATCAGTATCGAGATCGTAGCGACGGCGATAACGCAGCAAATCCTTGCGCGTATTCTCCAGCTCCTCCTTCATCTTTGTAAGCTCTTCCGAGCCTTGCGTAGTCGCGGCCTTTGTCTGAAGCTCTTTGATGATAGCTTCTTTCTCAGCTAGCGTCTTGTCACGGAACTCTACCTTTTCCAGTAATTGACTGATGCGCCGAGCGGTAAGCGGCTTATCGTTCGGCGTAACCTTGAGCATGTCATCTGGCAATGGCTCAGGTTTCTGCTCCTGCTTAATCTCGGTCTGTTCCTCTGGCTTTACCTCTTCTTTCTTCTCCTCTGGTTTCTGTTCAACCTTTGGCTCGCGCTGGCGGCGGTCTACCTTCTTTGGTTTCTCTGGTTCTTCCCCGCGCTCACGCTGGCCTTCCATCTTTTCCGCAGCTTCTAGGAAATCCGGCAATTCCGTAGAAGGATTGCCCTTTGAATCCAACACCGTGTTATTGGTAACAGCCGAGTCGTCTGGTCGCTCAATAGGCTGAACCTGAGGTTGAGGCTTTAACGCTGCACTACGCCCATCTGCCGCACTGTCGAAATCTTGGAGTTCTGGTGTGATTAAGGATGCCATAAATTATGGTTCAAGTGAGTCTGGTTTCTCTGAAGGCTCCCTTGCCGGGAGAGTTGTTAAAATATTTTCCACGTCCTCAAGCGCGGCCAAATAGCCTTTAAGCTCGATAGCTTGATGCATCATCTTTTCGACTTCATCGGCATGTACTTTAGGGGCATGATGCCGACGTAAAAACTCTAGCCCTTCCATCAATAATCCAGAGCTAGCAAAGTCTCGGAAAGCACCTATGGTCTTCTTATCAAGAACAGGAGAGGGTTTTGCCATTACTCGGCAAAACTGGATTCGCTAAATATTTCCGTCAATGGTAAAGCTTAGAAAATAAGAAATATCTTAGCCGACTTGCTGAGGAAACGGAGCCACGTTGTTTGGAACCTGTGGTTGTCCCTGCTGAGCCGCTGCCATCATTGCTTGTTGCTGAGCCTGCGCTTGAGCGGCTTGAGCTTGCTGCTGTTGGAGCGCTTCGATCGACTTCTCGTAAGTCGCAATAAATGACTTCTTTTGATTGATCTGCTCGGTGGGGATCATCTTAAGAGCGACCGCAGACTGATAGTGCGCCGCGTAGTGCTTCAGCATCGCCTGAGCTACGTTAACCTTGCCAGCCTTGATGACTGCATCCATTGCCGAAGGATAGCCTTCTTGCGGAGGCGTAGTCATGGTTTCCATATGCACCCAGTGATTGTCTTTAGCGATAACCGGCAGGTTGATTCCACTGCCAATTGTGGTCAGTTCCTCAAGCTGTGTGCGTTGAGCAAGCGTTTGATCCTGAGTATCGCCGTCTGGCACAACCAAGTAATCGACCAGGCTTTGACCGCCGACCGCACTAGCCATAAGCTTGGCGGCGTTGGTCTGTCTGAACAATGGGTTATTGAGCGTACTCTGGGCAAATTGCGCTTTTTGCGCGGCCATAGCAGGTGTAAAGTCTGTGACCGACTGAATAGCCGGTTGCTCTACCAAGAGATCCAACTCCTCTGGGGTTAGCGCAATCCCATCATCGTTTCCTTCCAAAAGCTTTTTACGAACTTCCTTCGCTACCTTGTCATTACTGCCCTTCATTGTCAGCCGTTTGGTCATAGGCTGAATCAGATATGCAAACTGTTGCATCCATCCCTCTAAAACGTCACGTTGCACCTCCTGCTCTTGCGCCATAGCCGCGTTAATCTGAGCGGCCTTAATGTCCGATGGCTGGCTTGGAATGTCCGGCAAGTAGGAGCCAATGATCTGCTGCATCCATTGCCGCATCTGTTGCTCAAGGGCGATGTATCCCTGAGGATTTGGGGCAATTCCACCTACGTTATTGGCAAATTGAGCTTCGGAAACAATGATAGAGGTATCGTTAACGGTCATTTCGACCTTAGAAGCATCCTTGGCCTGAGGCACCTGGAGCTTCATTTTGTTCGACATCCTAAGATTGTCGATGGAATCGCAGCGTACTTTCTCTAGCTGAACTGCCATGTCGTAGAGAAGTTGGCCTGCTCCCCAAGATCCATGGATAGTCCCGTCACCATACCCAAAAACCATTGGGATAACTACGTCATTCATTGAATCGTAGGCATCCAACTTTTCGTACAATAGTGCCCAGTTCGTTTCTGGCGCATCCTTCCACAGAATGTAGTGGCTTACTTTGCCCGTCCCCTCCAAAACAAAGAGGTGCTGGGTTTTGATTACCTTGTAACCCTTTTCGTAGGAGTAGTCCCAGACCTGCTCGCGGATAAGCTCTTCGAACTTCCGCATGTTCTCCATCGTCCAGGATTGGCTTGGCGTAGTCGCTCGGTGAACCGCAGCCGCGACAGCCTCTTTGTCCCAGTCGTCTTTGTTTCCGTCCCGAGCCAACTTTAAAAGTTCGTCTGGCTGATACTCCCAAAGAAGAGTAAACCGTGCCAAATTGTCATCCATGATCTCGGCCCCGCGAGGTACAAATCCCCTATCCATCCGGACCATATGCGGACGCCATTGATAGGGATCAGTGAAGCAGCCGAATGTAAACCCATAGTCTACTACTTCACTGGATAATCCACGAACAAAGGTCGGAAACTTCCTCCATGCCTTAATCGCTTTTGTGATTGTCTCTCTAAAGAACTGAGTCTTTTCTTGTCCGAGCGGCCATCCCGGCGGTAACTCTGCTGCTGTGAGCGTCGACGCGGTCAATATCGGCATATAAAGCCGGGGTGCCGCTCTTTTAAGTTCTGTGGCTAAAGCGCGGGTAGATATGTTGGTCTTATACGCCTTGCCCTGATCTTTTAGGCTTGCTCGGGAATAAGGCGTATCTCCTTGCTTCTTGGCCGTGATCCGCGCCGCATTCTGAATTAGCTTCTTAGCATCCGTAATATCCCGCTCCACCATCTGGATTGCCTGCGATACCGAGCTCACCACTCGGTTTGTCTGCTCTAAGTCGCTCTCGTTTACTTCAGGATCGTTCCCGAATTCGTCCAGAGAGCCTGATGTTTCCAAATCCGAATAAGGGAGCTTGTCTGCCATTAACCTACAAATGATTTATTTGCTTGCCAGTCAATTCAAAGATCCAATAGCCCAGAGGGAATCTCTTTGGTTTTGCTGCAAATCAAAGTAGGCGGCTCTTGGCGGCGCGTTACGTGAACCTTTAGCCCAACAAGCAAGCCGCGCATCTCCTCTTCATTCTCACGATGAAAATCGTGGCACACAATGAAGTCTGCGTTATCCACGAATACCCTGAACGAGTCGGCCCGGGTCCAAAACTCGCGGCTTTGATCCATGAACACAACAGACCATCTAATGTTAGGATATGGGTCGGTCCTATCGGAAAGGCTGATCTCGTGATACATGGACTTCAGATTAATAAAACGATTCATCCAGTTCACGTCAGACTCTAAAGAAACCAGCGTACGTTTCTGGCTTACACACATTGCGTGTAGTAATGGCGTTGAAAAGTTGCCCATTCCTAGTTCACAGACTGGGCCGTAGGTATTGCTAACACACGTTACCAGTGCAGGTAAGTGACTAGACCACATCGCCTCTTCATCGGGATTCATTGTATTTTGGATCAGGGGTTATGGATCTAAAACACGTTATAGACTTCTGAAAGTAAAGCCCGCATCTTCCGCGACCCTCTCCTCTTCCCTTAGCTTGGATAGCGTCGATGTACAGTTGATCAGAATCCTGGTCCAGTGGATCTTGAGGACATCCCAAGATAGGATCGTCCTCAGGCGGGTAAAAGAAAATCACGTCGTCTGCATCCTGTTCGATGTTTCCTGACTCGCGAAGGTCGGACAGACGAGGCTCACGTTTCTCCCGCTCCATCTCGCGGCCAACCTGGGCCAATAGAACGACCGGGATCTTTAGGTCCATAGCAAGATCCTTAAAGGCCATTGTCATTCTTCCCAGCGCTATATCGCGGTTCTCGCCCTTAGATTGCTCTGGATCGTAGCGCTGGAGGTAGTCTATCAGAATAGCCTTTAGCTTCTTCGTTTGGGCCAATGCCTTTGCGCGTGCTATGACATGCGAGAGTGTTCTATCACGATCAAAGACATGCAGCGTCTTAGACGCCTGAACCTCTCCAAGCGCCAATATGAACTGATCCTGCTGCTTTGCCTCAAGCTGGTTCTTCCTGAAAAGCCGCCAGGAAATGCCAGATAAGGTCTGAGCGAACAGCGGAGGCAGTTGGTCAACTGGCATCTCGCGAGAGAATAGTGCAATATCTCCGTACTTTTCGGCCCAACTCCATGCCGCTTGCCGCGCTGCGCTTGACTTACCGATACCGGGACGAGCAGCAAAGATGATAAGGCTACCCGGCTTAGCCTCGCCAAATCGTTCGTTCCATTCTCGCCAAGGCCACTCTAATCCAATATCGGATTCAGTCGGCATCCTGTTCTTGATTCTAATCGCCTTTTCTATTGCTTGCTTTGCGGCCTCTGGAAGTGTTTTGATCACCTGCGTTGAGTGCCTGATCGAAAGGATTCGATTCATCTCGGTTGTGAACTTTTCGACTTCCGCGTTCTCCGAGTAAGCTAACTCTGCCACGTTTCGGCCAGACTGGATCAGCTCTCGCATCACGTATGTCTCGCGCACACGATCTATGTGGTAATCTAGTTCCATAGTGGTTGGAACCTTTCCGCTAACCTCCATCAGATAGGCTATGGCTGTTTTCCCATCCACCTGGATCGCCTCAAGTCTCTGCGTCTTTCTCAGTTCCTCGATCATCACATCCAGTGTGAGTTCTCTCCCGTGCCTGTGAAGCCAAAGGAATGCCTGGTAGATTTGCCTGTTTGCTGGCTCGTAGAAGCACTCGGGGGATATGTGGCCGTCCATCGCCTTAGCTAGCGAGTGTACTCCATCAATGAAAATGCTGCTCAATAAGCTAGACTCAGAGTCTTTTGAATGGGGCGGAATCCTCTCGGAAACTGGCATATTGTTTGTTACCATAATCCCTGCTAAAATTTGTCTATCGACCGAAGATGCTTGGCGACTAAGAAATCTCTTAGCGTTTCGGTCAATCATAAAAAATAAGAGTTGCAAGCGGTAGAAAATTAATTTGACTTTTAACATGCAAGCGCCACTCACCGTTTTTGATCGCATCCAAGCCCGATTGGAAAAATCGGAAGGTGAAGGTACTACCGTGGTTAAGTTCATTCTTGGTAAATCTGAGATTGACTGCCTTAAGGAATGGTGCCGTGCGGACGAGATAGAGGTTTTGGATGAGGCTAGCGGAGCATTCACGTTTCGCGGCATCAGCATTGAGCCAGTTAACTTCTACTCTTACTTCGCTTACGAGATGCTAGAACTTGCTCTGGTGTAATGCTGGATCGGTTCGGTGCGTTTCTTTACCAATTCGACTTGGCTTGGTATCGGCGCACGATCATACGCCTGCTTAAACGCAGATCAGACTCACTTTCCCTGTTGACTCAGGAAAAACCTAAGTCCATAGAACCTATCAGCACACAGGAAACTGAAGGCGTAAAAAGTGCTAAGACTCCGAAGCCGGAGCGCTCAGATTAGAATCGCCGACTAGTAGGAGACAGAGGCGTAGACATACGCTGCTTACCGCCGCGAGCAGCAAGAGACGATGCGAGAATCGAGCTTTCTCGGTGCGCTGTCTTGTGTCGCCTTTACAAATCTATGTCGCCCCGAGAATCCCTAAAATGGCTTCTTATTCCGCGTGCGCACTCACGCCTTCCGATTACGGTCAGCTCATTGCCGACCAGAATCCAGTAATCACTCTCTCGGTCATTCAGCACTTGGCAATCAATTCGCCTTGGGCTAACTTCCTCGATGCAGGTACGGTTGAGGCTAACGTAGGTGAGAACATCGTCTCCCTCGCATCAGCCCGTACAGCTATCGGCCAATCTCAAGTTCAGCCTGTTTTCGGCGACTTGTCCCAAGCTTGCGGTACTCTCGGAAACGTGGCACAATGGGGCCAGTTCGAGTACACCACGAAGCTTCAAGTACTTCGCGGCACGTCACAACCAATTTGCGTAAACGCCACACGCTTCTCAGTAAAAAACTCGCTCGTCCAAGCAATCGAGTGGATGAAGCGAACCATCACGGACGTTTACAACGCAGACGTGCGCTACAACCTCCTTTCGATGTCGGGCACAAAAGCGGTTCTTCGCGCTACCGACACCCAAGTATCCCAAGCTATCACTGGTGGTGAGTGGCAGGTTTCTGTTCCATTCCGTGGCGGCGTACCAACAGCCCAGCTTACTTTCGCGTGGCTCAAGGCCCTTTCGGACTACGCCCGTTACAACTATCAGCCAATGATGTTTGGCCAGGGCGCAGACGAATATGCGCTATTCATCGGATCTCCCGAGATCACCGATGTTATGCGCAATGAAGCAGGCGTTAACAACGTTCTATCGGTCACCACGGCTGGTTCTTTCAAGGACGGCAAAGACTCTCTCTGGAAGTACGCTTGGATCGATGTCAACTTTCGCGGCATTAAGCTGGCCATCGACCCGAAGCCCCTCCGCTTCGACACTGTTGGCGTTAACGGCTTCCCGAACTTTATCGAGCCATACACGAAGTCCACTTCGGACTTTGGCTTTTACAACGCCAATAACTCTGCCTACCTCGGCGCACAATACGAAGTCGGCTTCTTGGTATACAAGTCAGCCTTCCGCCGCCTCGTGCCAGCAAAGTACACAGGTGAGGGTGAAGCTAAATGGGCAACCCAGATGTTCGGTGGCGAGCTCAATTGGCGCAACGTCATTGACAACGCTTGTAACCCCTTCGGCGACTTTGGTAATTTTATCTACCAAATTGCGCGCGCCTATCAGGCGCAAATGCCTCACGTCGTGATCCCCATTCTCTACAAGCGCTGCGCCGGAGGACTCGGATTGCAGACTTGCACGGGAGTCACCGATCTAAGCGGTTGATCGAGAGATCGTGGTATTAGGAAAGCGCGGGCTCGGATGAAATGTCCGAGCCCTTTTTATTAGATCTGCGTTGAACACCGATCGTAATTCATCAATCTAAATTCAATGCCAACGCCATTAACATCCGATCAAAACGATACTTTCCAAGTTTCGATTTATAAGATGGCGTATAACTTTTGGGTTCTTGCTGTGACTGCTGGCTATTCAGGACCAGCACCAGATCCTAAAGCATCGTATTCAGAATTACTCCAATTAACAGTTGATTATACCGCGCTACTCTCATGAGTCAAACATCGTCATCAAATGATACGCCAGCGATTTCACTACGAAAGATAGTCGATAACACTTCAACTGGGGGAGGAGGCGGAGGTGGAGGAGGGAACGGCGTCTGGGGCCAAATCACAGGAACGTTGGCCAATCAGACGGATCTCCAGAACGCCTTGAACGCCAAGGCGAATGTCGGAAGTTTGGGCATGTTCGGTACGCTTTCGACAGTTAATTCGGAGATGGCAACTCCGTTTGTTCAACATCCGTGTCCAGCCGTAGGAACTAGTGTAACTCTTGCTACATTTACTGGCGCTGGGATAGTTGACATGATATGGATTACGCTAGGCACAAATAGCGATGGTACGCTTATGTGGGATGGAAGACTTCAAGTATTCACGGATGGGGCCGCACTGCCCGATATAGATACCGATCTGGGCACACTATTTTTAACGGCCCTGGATGGTCATTTGGGATCAGCTAGGTGTGCCGCAACTCAGCACATTTCCTATGGAACCATGGGAGGCTCTGGAACAGGTATGAGTGGCGGGCTTAAATTTCCTATTCCATATAGCAATGGCATTGTCATAAAGCTTCTGGCTCCTACAGGGAGTACGAGCCACCCAGATTCAGACTATACCCTATTCACTCAGATTTCAAACAAACCTGGGGTAGTTAGCGGATATCGCCTCAGATCAAATGCAGTCTCCTGGATCAATAGAAAGACATACACGAAAGACGATATAATCACATTTTTCAATCTAACCAATGCAGCCGGATGGTTGGTGTGGCAAAGCGTTGCGGTGCTCGGGCTAGCCAGTAGCGGAAATACGTACGATTATCTGGAGCGAATTTGGTTTTGGGGAATAGACGGAGAATCAACAAATCCAGATGGGAATGGAGTCGTTACAACTAAATTTTCTTCGTCGGGCGGAGAGGACCTTTTTCTTTACGGTTGGTACTTCGCTAACGCCCAGGGTGTATATGGAACACCGTGGACGCTCTGCACGGCAACCAACAACGCCAATAAGACCACAGTAGCGGGATTCGATTTTTGGGCGTCTTGCGGAGGACTCAAGTTTAGTTCTGCACTTAAGCCTGGATGGTCCCTTAAGCCATCGGCTGTTATAAACAATGGCCACGAAATGAGTTGGTGTTTCTTGTACTATATCGACACTTCTGTACCGTTTGCTCCGAGCGCCCCCGCTCTATCGGCCACCCCGGGAAATGGGCAGGTTACTCTATTGATTACTCCACCTGTTTCCTATGGATCTCAAAAAATCACGAGCTATTCAGGCACCTATTCTCCCGGTGGCGGCACTTTCACTCCATCAGTAGGAGACACTTCCATATTAATCAGCGGTCTTACTAATGGAGTGGCATATACGTTTTCATTGACGGCTACTAATGCAATAGGCACTAGCTCTCCCGGTACCGTCGTTTCGACCCCGGTAACAATCGCATTTCCAACTATAACTACCGGAACACTCATCGCCCGCTACGTCGCCAACGATATTACAGGAATTGCGGAAGGCGATCCGGTACCCTTGTGGTCGCCAAGTGCCGGAACAAGCGCTATCACTTTGGGAGAAACATTCTCAGGTAGTGGACCAAATTTTATAAGCAATGGAATAAACGGTCAAGCGATTGTGCGCTTCAATTCTAGCACCTTTAGGAGACTTGCGGCGAGCGCGAGTTTCAATCTTGCCGCTCCCGTAGTTGAGATCTTCGTTTTCAAACCGTCACAGGTTTCATCAAGTAATCAAATTTTCGATACGAATCCAGGGGGAGCCCACGGACGTTCGGCTGGCGGTATCAATGGTTCTGGCCAGTGGAACACGTATGCGGGCGGTGCTGATGCGGTATCGGCTGTTACTCCGACAATCGCTCCTCACGTTGTGGTAATGTGCCAAAACGGAGCTAACTGCTATCTGTCGATTGATGGAGTAAAAAGCAGTTTGCAAAATAGCGGAAGCGGGGGCTTTGACTTGCCTCAGGTAGGGTCTACCGCTGCACTCGATGGAGACATTGCTGAGTTCATTGTAATTTCTGGCAATATTTCAGATTCAGATCGCCGTTTAATCGAAGCTTACGAAAGTACCGTCTACAACATACCAGTAACGTAATGGCTCAGCCTATTCAAATCGGGGTTCCCATGACTTCGTGGGACGTGGGGGACATGCTAGCTGGATCGTCTCAAGGCCGGGCGGTGCGAGTGCCTGGAAGTATAAGCCCTGAATTGATGGTCTTTGCCCAGAAAGGAGATGGGAAAAAGTCATCGGTTCCATTTTGGACTAGCGTCGGCTCAATCATCCCTGGGTTGGCCGCGATTGCAACGAGCGGAAGTGCTAACGATCTCATTGCGGGCACGATCCCGCCGCTTAGGTTCCCGGCATTAACCGGAGACGTTACTACGCCTCGCGGTTCGCTCGCTACTACAATTAGCCAGAATGCGGTGAGTAACGGCAAGCTGGCGAAAATGCCGCCAATGACTCTGAAGGGCAACAATACTATCTTAGCTGCTGACCCCAAGGACCTGACTGTAGCCGAAGTTAACGCGATGGGAATTGGTGGAGGCGGCGGTGGATCAGGTACCGTGACGAGCGTTGGGCTAAGCATGCCTGCAATCTTTAGCGTGGCCGGTTCGCCAGTGACCGCCGCAGGTACGTTCACCGTAACGCTAGCGACAGAAGCCGCTAATACGGTATGGGCGGGGCCAGGTACAGGCGCACCAGCAACGCCTACGTTTCGCGGCTTAGTCATAGCTGACATTCCGAGCCTTGCTACGCTTTACCAGCCAATAGACGCTACGCTTACAGCACTCTCCGCTTTAGCTGACGCGGTTGGATTCCTGCATAATGACGGAGCTGGTATGCTGGCTTGGTCTACTGCGGTTGTGCCTGGTTCAATAACAACGTCCGGGCTAACTCAGTCAACCGCTAGAATCCTTGGAAGAACTACCGCAGGAACAGGAGCTATTGAAGAGATCACAGTTGGCTCGGGTCTTACGTTAACGGCTGGCGCGTTGACAGCTACCGGAGGAGGAACAGGAGACTTCGTGGGGCCTGCTAGCGCTACGGATAATGCTGTTGTAAGGTTTGATGGAACTACAGGTAAGCTAGGACAAAACTCACTATTTATCGTAGACGACAGTGGAAATGTTTCGGATGGTGGTGCACTACCGGCTAATACTGCTTTGTACTTCGAAAGGTCTGGATTTGCTATTGCAACATTTAATTCCACCGGACAGGACGCCCGACTAAGGCTGCAAAGGGCCGACAACACAAAAAGTGCGTGGCTTGAATTTATCCGCAATGACAACGGAACAGAATGGTTGATGGGTGCGCCGTGGAATGGAACTACTCCATCTGGCACTGAGTTTACAATTGATTACTGGGATGGTTCAGTTGAACATCCTTTTTTTCTTCTATCAACTGCGGGCGCGTTAAAGTTTAACGCCTACACCACAGCCGGTCTACTATCTAACGATGCATCTGGAAATGTAACCACAGCTACCGTAGGAAGTGGGCTTAGTCTGAGCGCTGGCGTTCTAAGCGCTACCGGTGGAGGCGGGACACCAGCTGGTTCTAATACTCAGATTCAGTTCAATAATTCTGGAGCGTTTGGAGCTTCAGCTGATCTTACTTGGGGCGGATCCACATCTGGCCTTACTGTTTCTGGAAATCCTCTTGCGGGAACTAATCCAACTTTTAAGATAACTGATTCTAATGCAAATGAACCAGTTTGGATGAGAGTTGAGCAGAGCAACATTTCAGCTGCTTTTGAACTTGGGGTTGCCGGCGCCGCTGGTCAATTTTTAACCGATGCTCACGCTGGAGACGGAATATTTAAAGGATTTGGTGTCGGCGGCCCAGGCATGGCAATTGGAGGCGGACCAATATCCCCAGCCACGAGCTTATATATAAAATACGTGTCTGGCGCTAAGGGTCGCGTAATTGTAGGAGGAGTTACAGACGACGGAACTAACGATCTCCAGGTTTTAGATAATGCATTTATCAAGAACTCACTGACTATAGGTAACGGATCTGGAGCAGGGCCATTTCTAAAGATTAATAGCAGCACATACACACTACTACAGTATGCTAGGGCTGGGTCATCTAAGTTTTCTACTGGCACTGCCAACGCCACCAATGATTTTATAACAGGAACAGTACAAGACGATATTGCGTTCAAGTCCGATGCTTCGAAATCAATTCTTTTTTCTACCGACAATGGATCTGGTTTCGCTATGAGGTTGGGTGCAGGAACCGGAGGCGCAATAGAATTTGGACAGCTAACACTTACGACAGGTCTTTCTATTACGACAGCGACGAAAACTTTCCCGCTTACGATCAACGGAACGGTTGTTAACGTGCTTTGCCAATAAAATTAGACGTTGCCATTTTTTGGATAAGGCGTTCTAATCTTTTCGTAAAATTGGTAACAAACCTAAAAAATTTCACATGAAGCGTTTTTCACTTATTGTGGCCGTTTCGGCTATTTTGTTCGGGTTATCGGGTTGCGTCAGTGGGAATTGGCAGGGACTAGTTCCCGGAAAGGACGTTCACCTAAAGCACTTCAAACAAGAGATCACAACGCCCTGGGGTCATACGTTGATCACAGCAGACTCATTGGATACTTCGGTTGCTTCGAATGGCACCGTTCCGCCGATTTCAAAATAAAAAACACTGGGAGGATGTTTCGTTATGGCTGAAGATCATGAAAGGCTTTCGACGCATGCATTGAATGTGAAACTTGATGAGTTGGAGAAGCGCCGACAAAAAGAGCGGCACGAAGCGAACAGCAGGATAATGGGAGCAATCCTTAAGCAGGGAGAGGAAAGCATCAAAGCAGCAGACCGCATCGATAAGATGGAGCTTACTATGGGCAACGTGGCAATGGAGGTGAAAGAATTGCGCGAGTCCATGTCGCCCTTCGTTGAGTTAGCGCGGGACCTCAAGTTTCGCCTTCTTGGAGATCCATCCATGCAGACCACGGGCCTGGTCAAGGATCACGAGCAGCTAAAACTGGACATTCAAGCCGAGCTCTCAGAGATCAAGAAAAAGGGGGATCAAACGTTTAAGGAGCAGCGCGCAGCTATTTGGGGCGCGGCTACCACGTTCATCACGACAATAGGGCTAATCATTGTAGCATGGATTCAGCTTAAGAAATGAGATCTGGGTTGACGGCCAAGCGCAATCTGTTCGTATCTCGTTAAGATCGGGCTGTACTCTGGAAATCGCCAACCAGGTTTAAGACATGAGTTTTCCGATTCCAACCAACCAAAGTACGTCCGCTGTTTGCGGAGATTTCACGGACCCAACAAATCCGGATCAAGGCCAGACGTTTCCTTTGCCGGTTAAGCTAACCTGCGAGCGACCAGACGCACCAATAATCGAGTGCTCAGACGATCAGTACGTGACGGAATACAACCCAAGCACAGGCGGATTCACCGTAAGTTCTAGGCTTTTTGATGAAGACTGCGGAGTGATTACCGATCAAAGCGGCCAACCTATCACAACTATCATTACCTAACGTGCCGCAATTCGCCTCATACCCCCAGGTAACGATTATCGCGCCGACCGATACGTTTCTCATCAGCCAGCCAGTTGGTGGCGTAAAGCAGATTGAATTTCAAGATGTCGAGGCAAGCCTTTCGCTTACAGTTATTCCCGGCGTTGTTCCAATTGCTAAGGGTGGAACAGGATCAAGCCTGACTAGTCCGGGCCAAGACTCGATTGTTTTTTGGGACAATAGCGCGGCAGCAGTTAAGTTTCTTTCGGTTGGCGATGGGCTTCAAATCGTAGGCACAACGCTATCGGCCACGAGTTCGGGGGGGGGAGGCGGCGGGGGTGCCCCAGTTGGGGCAACGTACATCACTCAGCTTCCCAATGCTGAACTTACAAATGAATTTGCACTTTCAGCTTTGGCTACTGGATTGCTTAAGAACACAACCGCTACTGGAGTTTTGTCGATTGCTACTGCAGGAAGCGATTATGCGATAGGATCAGGATCGGGAACGGATAACGCTATCGTTAGGCTAAATGGGACATCTGGAGGAGTTTTCCAAGACAGCAATGTTACGCTTGCGGATAATGGAACTTCGTTCGTGTTCTCTGGAGCAAGCGGACTCACAAGCAGTGGTTCCAACCAAAACGTGACACTAACGCCTTCTGGAACTGGCTTTGTTTCGGTAACTACTGGAGTAAAAACTGGAGCTCCTTCTGGTGCTGCTGGCCTTTGGCGTATGGGTAAAGTAACTGCAGGTGCAGTGACGCTAGATACCACGTCATATGTGGAAATCCTTGTAGACGGAGCTGTTATTAAGTTGCTGAAAGCTAGCTAATTATTATGCCACAATTTGGATCATATCCCATTAGGACATCAATCGATCCAGCCGACACAATCCTGTTTTGGCGAGATGCTGATGGCACCGTAAACCAGATCGCCCTTTCCGACCTAATCACGTCGATTCAAAGCAACACAGACGGAGCACAAACGATAACCTATGTAAATGCTGACACTACGCTTACCCCTGCACTGGGCTATGTCGTGGCAAACACGGGAGCAAATATCACGCTTACTCTTCCTTTAGCTGCCGCGAGTTCTGGCATAACGTTCGGAGTCCTGAATAAAGGCGTTGGTCACGTAACGGTAGAGCCATCTGGATCAGACACAATCGCTGGCCAATCAAGTATCACTCTAGGGCAATACGAAAGTGCCCGCATGACCAGTGATGGCAGCTCACTTTTCTCACAATAATTTTATGGCCAAGAAAGAATCTCCAATGACTTCGCTAGAGATGCCGGGGTTCGGTGTCGCTATTATGGGTAAAGAGCGCGGCCCAGAATATCCGTGCCTACGCATTCGTTCCAAAGAAGAGATTGAGTTGCCCGAGGGAGACTTCTTCTTTCTGGCGATTGGCCACGTTAAGCGCAAAGAAGAGATAGAAGAGGATGACGGCTCCATGTGCTATTGCTACGAAGTGGACGTTCACGCTATTCAGCCCATTGAAGAAATAGCTGACGAGAAGGTAATCGAGAAGCCGGGCGGTAAACTTGAGGACGATTTTGACGCCGCCGCAGACAAAATGATCAATCTTAAGGAAGAGGACAAAGAAGAACTGGATTATGACGAGGACGACGAGGATTACTGAACACCATGTTTGTAGACGAAATCTATTCTTCGGCTCAAGACACACTTGGTAAATGCGACCAGACTGCTGTGTTCAGCGCGCTTACCTATGCGGTTAAGGTTATCGCCGACCAGAGCCTACTTGACCCCAGTTTAGGAACGCTCGATTTATGCGTATGCGAAGGTACTGTCACGCTTCCTGAAGATGTTGGGACGGTGCTAGAGGTTAACTCCTCGGGCCAACCAACTCTTATCCGCAACCAGTTTTTCCAGTACCATCCAGACGGATCTGGATCTCAAGCGTGTACACCTTGCCAGTACGCTGATGAGCTGGGTTCGGTTGTAACCTATCGAGATCCATCTGGACCCGTTAAGCTAATCGCTGAGGTGGAAAGCGCGGCAGACAACGGGAAGATGTTGCGTGTCTATGCCACGTCTAACGGCAAGCCGATCTACACGGCTGGTAAAACCGGCGCACTAGAGGAAGGCTTTCTTGTTCCTACGATCTTCGGCTATTCGCAGCCAAATCCTCTGGTTGGAACCATCGACAAAATTTACCGAGTAAGAAAAGATCTTACCAATGGCTTTGTTAAGCTCATAGCAATCAACTCAGACGGTACGCCCCATACCTCGATTGGTTACTATGGGCCTAACGAGACAACTCCTAACTACCGCAGGCTTCGTGTCGCGGCCCAAAACTGGGTAAGGATCAAGTACAAGAAGAAAGATTTGAAAATCCGCTCATTGAGCGATTTCATAAACATCGACAACGAAGAGGCTCTATTACTTGCTGTGAAAGCAGTTAAGTTCAGAAAAGACAATCAGTTCGAACAAGGCCGAGTTGCAGAAGGAGAAGCGATCCGTTTGATCAATAACCAAGCTCAGTCAGAGACTCCAGGCGGCATAAAGCCTCCTCAGATTTTGTACAATGATTGGCCCGTGGAGTGTGGAAACGACAGGCTCATATATTGAGTAAATGCCCGACCAACAATTACTTGTTGATGGATCTGACTATTTTGCTTTAGGCGCTAATTCATACGTATCGCCTACCAAGATATCGGATAACTGTTTCGTTAGTTCGATGAATACGACTTGTCGCGGTGGAATCGTCCAAACGCGGCCAGGTACCAAAACGCTGTTCACTTTGCCTCGTGGTAACTTTCAGGGCTTAACTTTCTACAAACCCGCATCAGGCGTAGGCCATCTAGTTTTTGTGGTTTCTGGGGATGTCTACACCTCGGCTTATCCATTCGAAACATATTCGCTGCTCAAGGGCGTAAAGTTCAGCCTAACGGCAAGGTTCATTGCGTGGGAGACCTGTCTTAAAACGACTAGTTACGATGCGGCTGGTGTCCTCATTTTTGAGGACAATCCATACTCTGTCCTGCTAATGCAGGATGGGCTTACCCGAGCCGCCTATTGGGACGGTACGGTAGCGCGGCATCTTAATCCAACCAAGAGTACGCTGCTAGACTCAGATGGAAACGTAGTAACCCAGATCGGCCTAGACGAAACACCTATGGGCCTTTGGATGAAGTGGAGCAATAACCGGCTTTGGGTAAGTCGCGGCAACCAGATTTTTGCTTCGGACATAGGAAACCCACTCAAGTTTACAGAGACCCAGTACCTTAATGAAGGCCGCGCCTTCTATCTGCCAGATGAATGCACAGGCATCGTGGAGATTGAGGACAGTAACGGCATACCTCAGGGAATCGTTTGCTTCACAGAACGGACGGGTACACTGCTTCTTTCGTCAATCCAGGACAGAACGCAGTGGCTCGCTACGCAGCACTTTCAGGTTACGATCTTGCCCGAGGTCGGATGCGTGTCAGCGCGGTCTATCGTTAAACAATATGGGCTAGTCTGGTGGATGAGCGCCAAGGGCATGATAAGCATGAACAGCGCCACGCAGAGTAACGTGAGCTCTCGAATCGATATCCAGGATAACCAGATGTTTGATTCAAAGTATAACCTTTCCTATGATCTAAGCGGGGTCTGTGGATGCTTCATCGAAAACTACTTGGTGGAATCCGTACCGAACGGAGACAAATACAATAGGCACACATGGGTTTTAGATCAGGCTCCCTTTGAAGGAAACCAGAATGCCTGGTGTGGATACTGGGCTGGGTGGAGACCGATTGAGTGGGCGCGGGGCATCATCGGATCAGAAGAGCGTGTTTTCTTTGGATCAGTTGACTATGATAACAATCTCAGGGTTTGGGAGGCGTTCCTATCGGATAAGACCGACAATGGCGTGGCAATCACGTCCTTTGTTCAGACTAAGCAACACCTATTTCAGAATCGGGACTACAAGACTTTCAACTATGCCGAGATCGAAGCTAAAGAGATTGTAGGCGAAACATCGTTCATGGTTGCTGTGGGCGGAAGTAAGGGCGCGTTTCAGCCGGTCATGACTAAGGAAGTCGTTGCGACGAAGGGCCAGGTTTACTCTGGAGTAAAATACGGTACGTCTGGCAATAAGTTCGCGAGCAGCAGAAGCCAGATAAGGATCATGAAAACCCAGACGCCAGAGCAGCCTTCGCTCTGCAACGAGGACTGCATTGAGTCCGAGTTCAAAGGAATGGTCGATAAGTCGTTTGGACTACTTATCGTTTGGTCTGGGATTGCGGGGCTATCGGCCTACCGAATGTTTTCCTATGGCTTCACCACGCCATACCAAGGCACCTGCGAGGACAATGAGGTTCAGCCTAACCTGCTTACGCCCGATGGATGCGGATCAAAGAGCTTCTTCGACACGGATAAGCCCATACCAGAATACACTGCTACCTCTACGTTTTCTCAAGTTAGCACGGTTACCGGACAACAGGTTTCGTACACGGCCACGCGCAAATCATGGACTAGCCAAGATGACGCGATCCGTAACGCTGAAATCGCGGCACGCAATTACGTATATCAGGAGATCGGACTCTTTTGAAATCGAGTAGTAGCACATCTCTCAAAAAGCTTTCCCCCTATGCACCAAGGGTGGTATCGCTTAACTACGTAGCTTTCCCGATAGACAATAACGCATTGATTGGAAACGTTCCTCCTGACGGAACAGTTTCAATTCGTTGCAGAAACAGGACTGGAACCGCTACGCTATGTGGATTTCCTGAATTTACGACGCCAAGCACTCCTCCAAAGAAGTACAAAACAAATACGAATTCTGGAAAGATTCTTATCTGTATTCACGGAGAACCGGATTGTACCGTAGCTATCGGAACAACAGATTCCTACGACTACGACAACGCTGAAACATGGCAGTACGATGTATCTAACTGTACTGTAAACACATCACATTACACTCATTACGTTATAGATGGGCCAGACTTAACTTGCGTCTGGAGTAACACTGGAACCCCGCACGTAGAGGTCAATGGAGTCGGTGCGATTGGAGATCCAGAAGAGATTCATCCCGGCTACACTATATTTAGAAGCCCTACGGTATATAATTACGTTCCAAATACTTCTTATTGTCAGCAAATATTCCCATATAATTTAAGTTTTTCCGGAGAACAATTTCAAACCCTAAGCAATGAGGACACGGAAGAAGACGCAATCGAAAGAGTTTTTCCAGATCCCGACGCAGGCTGGTCTGCATTTCAATCTCCAGAGGGTGAGGGTTGTTGCACTACGTCTAGGCAGCTTAGGGCAGCTGATAGTTTTAGCCTAAGTTTTAGGCAGGTTGAGTTTAAAGTAGATGGTGAGGGATGGGCGTTTAACCCAACCATCAACGTTGTGGTATATCGCAGGCTTATAGGCAGTATTGATTGGGAAAACTGGCAGACACTGACATACACACCTACAGTAGTTGGTGGAGGCTTTTCTTTCATTGATTCGGTTCCTGAGTTGGTCGGTTACGAAACCTATGTATCTGCACCAGGAACGTGTGCTCCTTTGTGAAAAGCCATGCGACTAAAACCCTCAAAAGTTGTGTTTCACGCAAGCTCTAAAAATATTGGTCTAGGTGATGCTGTTGAAGCTATTGCTAAACCCATAGCCCGCACCATAGACGCATTGATTGGATCTAAAATTCAGGAATGCGGAGCCTGTCAAAAGAGAAAAGACTCTCTTAACAAGGTAATGCCTAATATCTCAAATCGTTTCTCAAAATAAGGTTGAGAAAATAACCTAAGTGCCCCAAACAACATAGTCAATGGCCACAGTGATCCCAGTTTCTTTTCGAGTTGCGCCGTTTCCTGATAACGCTGATTACACGCCGCAGGAGTTCGCCGATGCGCTAGTGGCCAGACTTTCGATAGAATCACCGACTACGATATCTTTCTTCGTTTCGGGACCAACCGCACCCACAAGCAACGTAGGCCCGTGGCTTAAGAATGGAGTTACTTGGTACGTTTGGGATACGCCAACGGCTTCATATGTTCCTCAGGTAATTGAGAGCCAGAGCCTAAGATACATATTTCAGAACGGCGCACCGGATCACAATTTTTACACATTTTGGGGAAGTCTTAACGGAACCGGAAAGGCCCAGTCTATCCAATACTTTTGGAACGGAGATTGGCACGATGTCTACGAGGACACGTTCGCCCTTTATACGCCAACCACGGGGATGAACACGGCGATAGACACAAAAATCGCTGCTGCGCTAGTCCCCTATTCAACTACGACCCAAATGAATACGGCCATCCAGGCTGCTGTTCAAGGTGTAGCCTTCGGTAAGGGCGCGTTCCAGGTTGTCATGGGGTCATCTCAACATCAGGCTATTGCTGTTTCTGATAGCGGCACGATTACGCCTATCTTCAACGTGGTCGCAGCAGATCCAGACGGCTGCTTCTCAGGCAACAAATATACCTGCCCAGCCAACGGCTACTACATCTTCAACGTCATCCTTCAGGTAAATGCAGATGACTCGAACACAACTGACCTTGGAACTATCTGCAATATCCTTAAAAACGCTGGGGTAGGAATTGCTGGAAATGTACTTCAATCTCAAGCCGATCCATCGGCAGCAATGGCCCAAGCGGTAACGGTGGGGCCAGTTCTCATGAATATTGGAGACCAAGTTTACGTTACCCTGGATTATACGATCACGGTAACGGCCCCGTCTGGAATCTTGGTTGGTGGCGGCGGTCCTGCCGGGGCACAGTTTAGCGGCCTAATGGTTCGAAGCGCATGATCAAGTCCTACCAAGTTTTTGATAATTTCTTAGACACGTCTGTCCTAGATGTGCCAAGCTTGGTGCGCGACTCGGCTATTCATGCGGGCTTTGGAAACTGGACTCCAGGAAAAGACGAAACCTCGGCCAGCCTAGACGGCATGGGCTTTGGCGGAAATCACGCTATTCTCACAAAAGCGCTAATGAACGCTACGGGAGTTATCGCTGTTCCAAACCTGACGCATTTTCGGCTAACGACGAAGCACACGGAGCGCGCCACGATTCACTCGGACGCACATGCCGGACCATACACCTGCATAGCCTACCTTACGCAGAATAAAAACCAAGGAGCTACGGCATTCTGGAGACATAAAGAAACCGGCCTAACCGGCTTGCCCCTTGATCTTAATCATCTCAATCAAGAGACCGCTGCAATGCTCCGCGATGACATGGCGAAAAGCAGCATGGAAGACTGGGAAATTACCGACATCGTTAAGGGCGAGTACAACCGGGCGCTAGTTTTTAATGCGCCGCTTTTTCACTGCCGATATCCAATGGAAGATCCGGGCACAGATCTTGAATCGGGTCGTTTAGTCTGGATTTGCCACTACTTTAACCTGCAGGAGATGAAATGAGCGCCATAGAACTCACCGACTCTGAGAAGATCATGCGAGCGGTTAACTCATCAAAGATCAACCGTCTTGAGGCATTAATGCAGGCAGGCTATCCTCCAGTCTACCCAGAGGTCACGCACCACTTCACCAAAGGCGACGGGGTAAACGGAAAGATGTACGTTAGATCAATCCTAATGAAAAAGGGTATATGCGTTACTTCGAAAGTGCACATGTGGGAACATCCCTTCTTTGTTATGACCGGGTCTATGACCTGGTTCAATGAAGTCGAGGGTATGGACGAAGCTGTTCACATTCAGGCTCCTTACTTCGGTATAACTAAACCTGGAACACGCCGCGCTATTCTAATTCATGAGGACGTTATTATGACCGCTTGCTATGCTACCGACCTAGAAGATGTGGCGGCGATTGAGCGGACAATAATCTATCCACACGAAGTTCCGCCCAACACTTTTGAACTGACACAATGAAACGATTTAAACAGGCGCATCAGAAACATACCGAAGAGATTGTTTCTAGTTATAGTTTACAACAGCAACAAGTATGGGTCGCTGCCGGCGTAGCGGTGGTCGGAGCCGTAGCCGGAGGCGTACAGTCGGCAGATGCGTCGCGTAAGGCACGGCACGCGGCACAAGACGCAGCTAAAGCGGGTAAGGTAGACATCGACGCTGTAGGACAACAAGCAACAGATCAGGCGCTACAGAACTACAAGACTTCACGAGCGCTAGAACAGCAGTACACGCCGGAGGTTGCGAATCTTAGAACTAATTCGGTTCAGGATTTATTGGCCGCGCTTGGGCCAAATCAGTACAACCAGAGAGCGGGGCAGATCCTACTTAATCAGTCGAATAATCCTGCCGCGAATTTCACGGCTGCGACCCCAGAAGGTCTACAGGCTGCGGCAAACGCAGCGCAAGCTAATCTCGCTTCAGGTAATACTCTTCCAACAGCCAGACTCTCTACAGAGATGAGTAACTTGGCGACGCGAAATGCGCTAGCTAATGCAGGAAACACTGCTCCTGGGTCTCTCTCTTTGGGCCGCGATTTGACCGCTCGTGATCTTGGGCTAACGAGTCTTCAGCTAGGCCAGCAAGCGCAGCAGAACTTACTTAACCAGATCAATAGCGCGGCGAGCACGGGACAAGCGCTGGGTAACTTTAATCTCGCGAACAACCAGCAGCAGATTGGGCAGAGCCAATTTGCGCAACAGAACGCACTTCAGCAAGCAGCAGCGTTACAAGCTTTGAGTGCAGGAGATTTTGCAAAGTATCTGAGTGCAGCCCAGTTTGGGCAGAGCATCCAGTCGCCTATTGTCGGATTGGATCCGAGCGCGGTAGCTAATCTGAGTGTTGGCAACTCTAATTTGGCGGCGAACGCGGGGCAGCAGTCGGCCCAGTTCCAGGCGCAGCAGGGGAACAACTATGCTCAACTTCTCGGCCAACTTGGCGGCGTGGGGGCAGGTGCTATTTCGAGCTACAATAAGCAATCTTCTCAACCAGCAGTTCAGTACACGCCTGGATCTACGAACAGCAGTGGAGGGTTTGACTATTCGTCAGTAGCTATCTGCTGGGTGGCGAGGGAATGTCTAGGAACGGAAACGGATGATTGGAAGGATTTCCGTAACTACATGCTTACCCACATGGATCAATCCTTCATCGAGTTCTATACCTTGCACGGCCAGGAGATTGCTGAGAAGATCCATGATGATGATCTCACCAAGCACTTCATTCGCGGTCTAATGGTTCAGCTTAAAAAGAAATAACATGCCTACGACAAGTGGCTTCGGTGTTCAGGTTATGCCTTCGATCCAGTTCGCAGATGGAGCGCAATTGGCTGGGCGCGGACCGGGCGAAGCGATTGCTGGGTTTAACTCTGGCATTGGACTGGTAAACGCTATCCAGAATACGCGGCAGAAAGCTATTCTTGCGCCGATTGAGCAAGAAGCTGCGAGAGCACGCTTGGCGCAGATCCAGGCCGAAACTGAGTTGGCTCAGGCCCAAGCACCATACCGTGCCGCATTGGCTAGGATTGAAACGGCCAAAGCGAGCCAGCCATTCAGGACAAAGCAGGGCGAATCCATTGTTCAGGTTCCTAGGTTGGATGCGAACGGACAACCTACGGGTCAATTTGACCAAGTGATTCAGGAAAGCGGCGTTCAGTACGATCCGGTTACTGGCACGAACAGCCCATATACAGCAAACATGAAGCCGCTGGTTACGGCGGAAACTGCGGCGCTAAATAATTCCCTTATAGGTTCTCGACAATCTACTGCGGAATATCAGCAAGACCAAGCTGCTGCGAGAGCCGAGGCTAACAGAATTGCTGCGCTTAACGCTCAGACCAATCAGGATCGGGCTAAGGCTCAGGCTGACTTGTATGCTCAGAGAATCAACCATTACAAGGCCCTTGAGGCGCAAGGTAAGGTTCAGATCTTTCAGACAGTAGACGCCAATGGCAATTTGGTTCTAAATCCCGTAGACGTTAAAACGCGGCAGGCACTCCCTCCTATCAGTCTGAACGCTAAACCGAATCGTTCGGTTGATCCACTTGCGTCGATGATGTCAGGAGATGGTAAGGTGGGTGCTGTTAAGCCGAAGAGTGAGAGCATGGCAACAGCAGCCACGAATTGGGTTAAGAATAAAATCAATTCATTCACTTCGCCGTCTCCCGCTGCGGATCAACCAGTGACGACGCTTCCGGTTATACCGGCTGGTCCCGTTGGACAAGCATCAGCTAATCCTGCCCCCCCAGATATTCCAGATGACAGCGAGATTGATAATCTCCTCGGGTTTAATCCGACTCCAGTAGCTCAGCCTAACGCAGCTCCCGCGTCGCCCTACAAAATTCGTGTGGTTAAACCATAATGCCTACTTATGAGGTAACAGGCCCCTCCGGTACGGTCATTGAAATGGAGGGAGCGAATCCGCCTAGCCAAGCGGATATTGATGCCGCGTTTGCGAGTATCCAAAAAACGGCAGTGCCTGCTACCCAAGCGTCGTCTGGTGGCTCGGATCTCGCACGGATGGCGAGCGCGGCCTATAGCGCACCAGCTCCCAACATCGGAGCGAATCTAAACCTTCGTGATGCGCGTGCGGCAGGAGGGCAGACCTTAAGCTTATCGCAGGCTAGCCCGATTGCTCGTGAACGTGCGTATGATGTTCTCGGCGGACTTACCGGCCAAGGAGGATCTGAAGCCGCGCAGTTCACCAAGGAATTCAGGGCAGCTCCAGTTGGTCAAGCATTTCAAGACCGAGATCTAGGCGCTATCGTTAAGACTGGCGACAATACCTTTAGGCGTGTTGGCACGGCTCCGCAGCGCGATCAAACGGCAGGGGATATTTCTACCCAACTTTTAAATCAGGTATCCAACGCAGATATCGGTGGCGCTTTTAGTACGCTTCAACCCGGATTTAACCGAGCTGGTAATCTGGCTGTCCGTAGCGGTGGATTGGTTGCGTCAACGCTTGCTCCAGAGCTTAGACTCCCAGGGCTTATTCTTGGATCTACGGGTGAACTAGCGGGCCAAGCAATCGACGCTGAAAGCGCGGGGCAAGATCCACTCAATTGGCGTAACTACAGTTTACCAGGTATAGTTGGTGCTGGGCTAGTGAGTACAGTGGGATCTGGCGCTACCGCTCCTACGCTTAGGCAGGCAGCAGCGCAAGGCATCCTTGAGGGCGGCGCGCTTGAGGCTCCATATCAACTATCGAGTTTAACGGCTGGCCCAACGCAGGCTGAGATTGATCCTAATACGGGACTACCTATTGGCGCAGCTAAATACGAAGGAAACGCTACGGATCTACTGCCTACGCTAGCAATGGGCCTAGGCGCTCGTGGAGGTCACGCTATTGCGAACGCTATTTCTGACCTAAGGAATCCTCGTTTGCCGCAAATTGAGTCTGCTCCAGCTAGCTACACGGACCAAGGAATAATCAATGCTCAGGCGGCGCGGCAAGCTGAAGGAAACGCGGCGCTCGCTGACGCATTTCAAGGGGAGCAACGAGCGCTACAGGGCATAGATACAGGCTATCAGAATGCCGTAGAGCTACAGGCTCCAGTCCAAGCGCAGAACGTTTTGGATGCCGCCGAAGCACAAGGAGCAGTTAACGCACAAAGACAGGGTGCGATTCTGGATAACCCGGCTACGCCGCAAAGTGCTCAAGCACTTCGAGAGCAATTAGCACTTGAGCAGCAAGCGGCTGATCGTGCGGTGCAGCAGCAGAATATTTTGAGACAGGCGTCTGGCCTAGATTTACAGGAAGCAATGCGGGCTAATCAGATTCAGCCTAGCACGCTTACACCGATTGAAACCTCCCCTCAAGAACTGGCAGCTAGGCAGATTAGAGAACTGGACGCTCAACGAGCTACCGCGCTTCCGTTAAACGCTGAGCTTTCATCTCAGGCCAATAGGATGAACGAGCAATACGGGCGGGCGCTTCCTATTGCTCTTCCGACAATTGCTGGCGTAGGTGTTGGTGGAGCTATTGGATCAACGCAAGGCGATACACCACAAGAGCGATTTCAAAATACGGTTCTTGGTGCTGTTGGCGGTGGTCTGCTTGGCGCGGGCGGAACGGCTGCTGCACGGCTAGCTCAGCCCGAGCTTAACGCGGGCGAACAGGTCTTGGCCAAGGCGGCTAAACCACCGAGTCTAGCCAACATTGTAGCTGAAACTGCTTCTCACGTTGAAGGAAGTCCTGCTAGTACGCAGGCCGCAGCTAATGCGCTCACTCAGACTCCAAAGCTGCCTACGATCGCTGAGGCTACCGCGCAGCAATCGGCATTGGTTCAAGGTCTTAAGGAGATGGGGTATAGCGATAACGACATTGTCGATATAAAACGTAACAACACACCTGAAAAAATCAGTGAAACCATTAATCGTAACCCTAGTAACACTAGGGTCGCAATATTGGACGAAGAGGGGAATGTTGTTGGTCAAAGCGAAGACCTATTCCAAAAAATTAAGGCATATAAAAGCGCGTATCCGTCCGAGATGACTGGAGAAGAATTTAATCGTCTACGCCAACAAGATCAAATTGGAGGAAATCAAAATGCCATTCAAAAGCAAAGCGCAACAAGCAAAGTGTTACGTCCTGAAAGCACAGGGCAAAGCGGGAAATTGGAACTGCCTAGCGTGGAGCCACGAAACGCCCAATCAGAAATCGTTGCCGGAACACAAGCCCTCGACCAAGCAATCCAAAACATCGAACAAGCACCGCCGCTAAAGCCGCTGCCCGAAGACACAGAGTTTCTATATGAACAGAAGTATGACACCAAGTCAGGGCCAAAGTCCGAGCGGTATTACCAGGTTGACCGAACTCCCGACAATCCAAGAGGAAGAACAGTTGATGAAGCAACCCTGCGCTCGGAAGGGTACGATACTTCTGGACTCCCAGGACCCGAAGAGAATTCAGCAAATTCTGGATCTTCTCAATTCTCGGGTGCTATTGGAGCTGGCGGAACTCAAGGCGCAGTCACAGGAAAAGCGTTAGGCATACTTGCGGGCGGCGCTACCGGCGGCACGTTGGGATTCCTTGGGTCCAACGAAAAAGACGATAAGCTAGTTCACACTGTAGCTGGTGCGATCATTGGCGGAATCGGCGCTGCTGCTTTGATGAAAGGAGCAGACGCCATAACCAGGGCCAAGGTTGGGCAAGAGCTAGATGTTCTTCGCCGCAACATCATCAATGAGAATATCCCGCGTTTAAGGAACGCGTCGGAAGAATCTGCTAATGCTGTGTTTCGTTACGCCAATGCGCCACAGGCTGCCGAGGACGTAGCGAAAGACATGCAGGCTAGAGTGCTTGGAAGTCAGTACAAAAGCCCGGAGTTTTCAAAGAAGCTCGGTTCTGTTTGGGTAGAAGAACAGCAGAGGGGGCTAAAAAATAGTTTGGAAGAGGCCGCAAACAACGCGTCCACTCCAGAAGAAGCTGCGCAGCTACGCAAGCAGGCATCTAAGGTGGTAAGCACAATTGGACGTGAAAGCGTATTCAAGAATGAGGCTGAATTTCAGGCCGCGTTAAATGATCCACAGATCAAACAGGCCAACGAGATTTTTAAGCAGACTGTTCAGCCCGCAGCCCAGGCCCGTCATTTGCTCACGGGCGGATTTGATTCCAGGGAAGAGTACGAAGCCGCGATTCAGGAAGCGCTAAAAAACGGAGACCCACTTCCAACCGTAAAGCTTGCTGCCCCAGGACCAAATACTGGAGTTTTCATAAACCAGCAGCCAATATTTGAAGAGGCCAAAGAAGTTACTGGAGGATCATCGCCAAAGGGCAACCTCCGAAATCCGCTTCAGCGCAGGTCTGCATTTTCTAAGGTTCGTAAGGGCACCGCAGAAGAGTACAACATTGACGCCAATAGCCTGATTGAGCGCATGGTCAAAGGTAACTATGAGGATGCTGCTAAGCGGAACATGTATACACAGCTTGAAAAAGACGGGCTGGGCGTAGCGCTTCCTGCCGGAGAAAAACCAACAGACCTAGATACCGGTCGTTACGGAGGTCCTCCAATTCCAATCGAGCAACGCGGAAGCGGCAGCGCCAATACTTTTTTTTGGCCGGATCAATCTATTGAAGGAGAGTTGAGAAAAGCTCTGAACACAGATAGTCCGTTACGTAAAAAAGGATTTCTTGCTAGTGTCAGAGGAGCAATGAACCTGATTCAGATGCGCGGCCTAACCGATCCGGTTGTGCACGGGGCCAACATTATTGCTGGTATCGCTTCTGCTCCTGGTGGAGAAAACTTCATTACTCAAGTGTTTAGGGGCATGCCGATAGCATCCTCGTTCGATGCTCTTGGGAAAGTGGGGATGAAGGTTGTTGACCTTATCAAAGACACTCCAGAAATTAGGTCGCAAATCGCTAAACTTTCCGAAATCGGAAGTATCAGACCGGTCTACGAAGGAGATACGAATCGTATCAGTCGATTCCTCCACACGGTAGACAAAGCCGGTAGGTTGGCCTTAGATGATCTCTATCAGACCTTGGTTGATCGAGGACTAGTTCAAGAGTCAGAAGCTGGTAGGCGCGATTTTGCCAATAGAATTGGTCAGTACAATAGCCGTTTGCTTGGTCAATATGACGGTATCCTAAAAGAGTCTGGATTATCGCCGTTCCTGGTTGCTGGTAAAAACTTCAATTCTATTGGCCTTAAACAAGTCGGAGCACTTGGCGGGCTATCCACTGGAGGAGTGAAGGCTGCATCCAAAGCAGCAAGCCTGCAGCTTAGGGCAGCACAGACTATTGGGGCCTACAGTACACTTGTCGCCATACCAGCGGTGATTAACTATCTGGCCTGGGGAGACCCAGGTGGACCAGATGGAACCCCGCTTGGTAAGATTGCGCTAAATGAAAGTGACGATGGAAAGCGTTACTACTTCGACCCGGCACAGCTCACACTGCTTCGGCGTGGCTTGCGCAGCACGGGCCTGCAAGCGGTCATAACCGGTGCACAAACTGGCGACAATCTAAACAACGTAGGTGGTCAAGCATGGCGAGACGTAAGAAACGCGCTCATTCACCCCTACGCTGGTCCAGTCCCAACCGCAGCAGTCACCGCTTTAACGGGATATAACCCAACGTTCCATCGCGTAGCGGAGAACGTAACTCCTATTGGTCAAAGCCCAGACACGCTAAGGCAGCTTGGAGCTAATGCGAGTGCCGCGTTTAGAAACCTAAATCCAGTTCAAGGGGCCTTTGCAGAATCCGCTACGCCTAAAGCCGGAGAGGAGGCGTTTGGTCCAGGAGAATCAATTCTACCTGGAGTCGGAAACATGCTGATGGATCTTGCTGGCGCTGGTGGTCTACGTAGGGCGACTCCGCTGAGCGAAGACACAGGCGCGCTCCACGAGGCTCAGGACGAACGCTTCGAAGCCAACAGAAACCGCAAGAAGCTGATCGAGTCAATTATCGCAGGAAGCACAGACGCGAACGGACAATTGGATCTGTCTCAAGTTAGGGCCCACATTCAAACGCCAGAGATCCAGCAGGCCATCCGAGAGAACCCACTGCAAGCCCAGCTTCTCAAGAACGAGATCCGCACCGCAGTTAAACAGAAGCTCCAAGGCCAACAGAAGTCGGACGTTGAAAGTAAGTTCAATGTCGCCGAAGGAGAACGTGCTCAGTTTTACCTTAACCGAATCTCGAATCTTTCGCCGGAAGAGGCGCAACAATACCTGCGAGATCAGAAGTCAAAAGGATATTTGACTAGGAAGGTCCTGCAACAAATGAATTATTTGAGGTCAAGACAGCCCGCTGGTGTTCCGTGATGGTTTGATTGTTCGTTCGCGTTAGTTTATTGCTTGACTCTGATTGCGCAATCGAAATGATTCGCGTCAATGAGTACAGCATTATTGACGATTAAGCAAATTAAGGAGATGCCAGCAATGGTGATTCCGGGTGTTCAAGGAACACTTGTTGAAGTAAAGGAGCACAAGCAGGTGCAAGGTGCTAAGGGGCCTACCACAGTACAAAGCTTCAAAATCCAGGAAGGAAATGACTGGCTGTTTGGAGACGCCTGGGGCATGCAGGACTTATCGCCGTGGCGCGGGCAGCACGTTATCTTCGTATCCAATAAGACAGGGAACAACAAGATCGCTGGGGTACAGATTAAGGAGAAGCCGAGTCAAGACGGGTCCAAGACGTACAAGAACCTGAGCATATCCAGCGTAGCCACGCTTCACGACCCCAACACATACGAATCCAGTAAGGGCGTACCAGCTCTGCACCAGCAGGCTCCAGTCGCGGCACAACCAGCACCACAAGCTCAGCAGCAAGCGCCATTCGTGCCCAAGCCTGCTGTGACACAAGCGCCAGCGTCATTCGCGCAAAGGATTGATAATATCGCTAGCGTCGGTCGGGGAGCAACTCCTATTAACGGTCAGACTGTAGGCATGGCTTTAAAATTAGCGGGTGATTTCATCATGGCTGGCCCAGAAGCGTTCGACGATATAGCTATATTGGGTGCGCGGCTTCACTCGGTTGCTTCGATGATTATCATAACCGCACAGCGACTGGAGCGCGGAGACCTAGAGTACCGCCAGGCTAGTACAGTAGACTCGGTAGCCGGTGCCTACACGCCAGCCGACACAGCAGGCATTGAATCCTTCGAGCGTGCTATTCCACAGCCGCGATCTAAACCGACTCCCGGGCCTGGCGGCTCAGCCTTCCAAGCTAGCCAAGACGACGGAGAGGACGTGCCATTCTGATGTATATGGAAAACGAAGAAACCCAAGAAATTATTAAAGAGATAAACGCTTTGATGAAAGCTCAATCAAGAGAAACCGCCAAGCTTATTTTGTGGCTAGTGACAATAAGCTCCCTGCTTGGCGGATTGGCAGGGGCTTTAGTCGTAGCCCTTTTAAAGAAATGAACGCCGATCAATCCAACTTAGGTAAACTTACGAAGGTAAAGAACAAGCGGCCACGTGGCAACGAACAGAAGGAATATCTGGCCACGAAACTAGAATTTCCCGAGCACGGCGTACAGGACCTGATGTTTCGCCCTGATGAGCTAATCAGACCACTCAAGCGAGCGCTACGTCAGCGCGACGATTTACCAGCTATCAACTAAAACTAAAAACAACATGGCATTCCAATCAACTCACTGGTACCACAGATCACCAGACGGAACAGTAACATCTAGGTACGACGCGGACCTGCGCGTAGCCCGCAAGGAAAATCTCTATCCATCGGTAACGACCGTAGAGAAACAAATCCGGGCCAACGGCCAGCTAGGCCAATGGATCACAAGGGAGACAATCAAGGCATGCTGCGAATATCCCAAGTTCGACTTCGAGGACATGAAGGATTATGTGGCGCGGATCGAGAAAGCTTCCGGTAAGATAGCCGAGACTGCCGCCGACTTTGGCACGCGGCTACATGATGCGCTTGAGTGGTATCCGCAGATCCCGATGGACCCGCAGATTCAGCCCTACTTCGACAAGTACGCTGTATGGCATGAGGCGAATATCCTAGAAACTATCTCGTCTGAAACCATGCTCGCCAATCCCTTGATTGGTGTAGCCGGTAAAATGGACAAGCTCGTAGTCCACAAGGATCATGGACGAGTTCTTGTAGATTTCAAGGGGTTAGACATGGAAACCGACATACCTACGCCGAGTGGATGGACTAAGATGAAGGATCTTCAGGTTGGTCATTACGTATATGGCTCTACCGGAAATCCGGTTATGGTTACCGCGAAATCTCAAACGCATCACAGGAAATGCTATAAGATTAAATTCTGTGATGGTTCATCAATTGTGTGCGATAATGTTCATCTTTGGACGGTTCATCACGGAAGAAGCGGGAAAGAAAATCGAATCACGGTAAACTCAGATCAGCTTGTTGACTTGGTTGCAAAGAGATCTTCTGGCATACACACGTTCATAAGAAATTCATCTCCTATTTCTGGACCAAACCTTCAGCTTCCGATAGACCCATATTTTCTTGGTGCTTGGTTGGGTGACGGTACGGCATCAGAACCAAAGATCACGCTTGGCGATAAGAAAAGATTGATAGCAGACTACATAAAACTCCTTGGCTTCGATGTAAGAGAATATAAGAAAGATCAGTTTTACATCAAAAACCTCCGAGGTGTTCTAGTATCAAATGGACTGTTTGGAAACAAACACGTTCCTCCCATATACTTAAGAGCATCTTTTGAACAAAGACTCGAACTTCTACGAGGGCTTATGGACACTGATGGTTCGTGGCACAAAACAAGAAATCACGCGCAATTCGTAAGTACAGATAAGCACCTGAGAGATTCAGTTTACGAGCTTGTTTGCTCGCTAGGATGGAAGGCGTCAACGCATGAGCATACGGCCACAGGATTCGGCGTTTCAACACGTGCGTACACTCTGTGCTTCACCCCGTTTGGGCATAATCCATTTAAACTTAACACGTTTAATAGGCCGAAGGCGCAAGCTAGAATTAACGGAACTGCTAGATGCGGTAAACGATTGATTAAAAAAATAGAACCGGTTGAAAGTGTACCAACGCAGTGCATTCAGGTAGATGCCCACGATTCTCTTTACCTTGCTGGACGCCAAATGGTTCCTACCCACAACACGCAAAATGTGAAAGCGAAGCCCGCGTTCTATGATTCGTGGGCACGACAATTAGGGTTTTATGCGCAGACCTACGCCATGCAATTTAGGTGCGAGGTGCCGCGCATCATGTCCATTGTGCTAGATTCCAATGAGCCAAAAGCACCAATAGCTCATCTGTGGTCTCACGAAGATCAGGATAAAGGATGGAGGGAGTTTGTTTGTCAGGCTTATTTGTGGATGATGGATAAAGATCATTGGCCCGCTGGTAAGTGGGATGTGTCCGATGTCCTCAACGCGCCTGACTTGGCAAACGACATACCCGTATGAGCATTCTAAAAATGATGTACGATAATCCATGGACTACGATCGGATTTATGATCGTTGGAACATTGTGCGTGGTGGCCATATTGGAAAACATTCCAAAGCGATGAAACCGCGCACAAGACCCTGCACTAACCGCACGGAGTTCAGCCGGTACGTTGACGACAATCCTACCTGCATCCCAGAATGGGAGGAACTTCGCCTGGCGTACTTTGGTAAGAAGCACGGGCAGAGACCAGCATTCGGGTTTTACATTAGGTCGTACTACGCGGATAAGTTTCTGATCAAGTACGATAGTTGGTGGTTAAACCATCCTGAGCTTTGGAGCGGAGGAGTAAATCAAGATATCTTAGCCAATGCACACACAACCCGTTCAGTCGCTTAAGCCCGAGTCGATTCAAGAACCATACGACTATCCCACAAGGTGGCTAGTGAAAAGCTCTAGCTCGGAACACACAATGTATCTCGTAGATCTCGGCAGTTACAATAACGTAGGCGAGTGCCAATGTATTTACTGGAGAACTACAGTAGGACCTAAGGTTAAGAAAGGTCAAGTCGTTAGATGCCGCCACATAAATATTGCTAGGGAACGTTTTACCAACTGGGCTATCAAAGAATTCCACGATAAAGATCCAGACAAAGGACATGACCGCGAACAACTCGAACGATGAAACGTTCCCCCCTTAAGAGAAGCACGAAGCCACTTAAGCGAACGCAGCTTAAGCGCGTGTCCAAGAAGATGGCCAAGGCGTATGAAACCTACCGACAGCGAAGGAAAGACTTCCTTGCCGAGCACCCGTTCTGCGAAGTGGAGATAGTTGTACCAGGAGTGCTTTCCTGTATGGGTGCCTCATGCGATGTTCATCATATCAATAAGCGCGGGCCATACCTAAACGACACATCTACCTGGCTAGCGGTATGTCGCGAGTGCCACACTTTTATTCACAACAACCCAAAGATAGCCAGAGAACTAGGACTACTCAAATGATTCAACCAATTCAACCAATCAATATCGTTACAAAGAAAACGCTGCGTGAGACAGTCCGCGCACAGAAAGCGGCCATCCAAAAGCTAGAGGGAAACCTGCGCATTCTCCTAGTTATGATCGAAGCAGTGCGCTCAGAGTACAACTTATCGCAAGAGAAGGTTGAGGAGCTCACCAGCAAGTTCATCAACGCTCACGTAGAACGAGACGCCGAAGGCAAGATAGACATGTCGGAGTTTTTGGGCGCGGCTGACGGCATTAAGGAACAGCTCATCAAGCTCAAAGAAACCATTGCGAACGGAGAGATACCACCTATCGTTAAACCTGAACAAAAACCAGAATGAAGACCGCCGACAATCTTAAGAGGGCATTGGAATATTGCGAAAAGCAAATGCGGTGTATTTGGGGTGACGATACGCTATCCCGCGATTATCAGGAAATACATAGACAATGGGCAATTGAAACAGCTAAGAAAGCTATTACCGAATACGAAGCAGATAAGACAATGCTGGAGACAAAACCATGAGCATGACCCTAGGCCAACAGCAAGCCATGGTGGAAGCCATGGAAAACTTAGAGAAACACCTAGCGCACGCCACCATGTCTCACCGAGTCTGCATGGTAATGGCTGAAGCACTACGCCAAAAGCTATGCATGTCCCGGTTAGAGGTAGAGAAACTAATGGACGAGTTTGCTCGTGAAAACGCGGCAAGCATACGCGACGAGTTAGCACTAGAGTACAAGGACGGAGTGTTTACGCCCGCTGGCGTGAGTGCGCCGATTGATCCAGAGAGGAACTGACCATTAACTTAGAACAAGTAGCGATAGTTCATGAGGCGCTTTCTGCTGGTGACTGGCCAGCCGCGGCAAGCCTAGCCCTACGTGCCGATGAGGTAGATCTAGTCGTAACCGAACAGAAAGAGGCGGACGTAGTAATTCGCACTCTGCTTCAGAACCTACTCGATTCCGATGATTATCTCATGGCGGCGGGGCTGCTCTGGAGTCGCGCTCAATTTGATCCCAGGCCGAGTGTGACACAAGAGATATTCAAAGCTATCCTTGAGAACAATCGGCTACTCATAATGGCCGGATCATCTTTGAGTAAGACATACTCTGCTGGTGTCTATTTCACTTTGGATTTCTTACGCGACCCATTGTACACCAACATTAAGTTGGTCAGCGCAAATGAAGATAACTTGCGAAAGAATCTTCACTCTCACATCTCTGCGCTATTTAAGACAATGTCGATACCCATGAAGCATGAGCTAACTATCCGGGATAGTGACATGTCGATTGGAGTAAAGGGATGGATCGCAGAAATGGGCATATCTGGTATCGCAATTAAGCAAGGTACAATATCTTCTGGAGGATTACGAGGCCACAAGGTGAAGCCGATTCGCAAGGTTCCTCACCCGCGTTTCGGCATGAGTTCTCTGCTAAGAATCCTTGTGGATGAAGGGCAAGACGTGCCATCGGCTGGTTACGGTGACTTACAGACAACCGAGGCGTCAATGGACGGTAAGGACCTAATCAAGATCGTAATTCCGTTTAACCCGGTCGATCTCTCGCGTAGAGCTGTGGAGATGGCCGAGCCAATTGAGGGCTACCATCCAGATCAGATTGAAACCCTTCACTACTACCAGGGAAAGTCAGGTTACCAGGTGCTCCGACTAGACGCGGCTAAGTTCGAGAACATAGTTCAACGTAAGACCGTGTTCCCCGGGCTAATGACGTACCAAGCCTATCTAGGCTTCATGCGCGGCGGGGACAACAGCGCCGCCTACTACGTTGCTCGTGGGTTTCCTCCCATGAAGGATAGCGCCAACACGGTGATTCCTCCAGAGCGCTTACAGACGCAAAGAGGAGAGGCTATTTACATAGGTAAGATTCGGAATATAGCATCAGTAGACTTAGCCTTTCAGGGAAGAGATACAGCGGTGTTCGTGATCGCTCGCTGGGGTCTTGCCGCAGGTTGGATCAAAGAGAGAGGCGAGACCATTTTCTTTGAGGACAGGCTTAACCCGGGAGAAAAGAAAGCGCGGCACGTAATGACCGTTGACCAGATCTTTATCCTACCAAAGAGTGATGACACGGTGACCATGACGCAAGAAGTAATGGGCCGATGTAAGCAGCTCATGATTGACCCTGAGGACGTTTGCATGGATATGACCGGAAACGCTCTTGGTGTTTGGTCACATGCAACGAAGTTCTGGGGTAACGTGCTAGGAATAAACTGGGGAGAACAAGCTACAGAGCTTAGGGTTTTATCTGACGACGTTGGAACGGCGCGGGATGCCTACGATAACCTTCCGAGCGAAATGTGGTTTACGTTCAATCGCTGGCTGGATCCGCGAGTTTGCGGCATCCTGATAAATCCGATTATCTCAACGACTCCGCTCTATCGCCAACTTAGCTCTAGGCGCTATTCTACGGTTAAGGATCACAAGAGCCGCGTTGAGTCGAAGGACAACTATAAGGCCAGGAATGCTGGCGTGTCTCCTGACATTGCGGATACGTTCATCATGTTGCCGCAGTTGATCCGTACTAGATTTAATACTATTCCCGGGATGATGGAAGCTTCAAGCAAGAAGCTGCCTAGCGGAAACGAAACGGACAGCAATACGATCTCCCACAAAACGCTCGATCAGCCCGACTATTTATTCGATGAGAACGGAGAAATTCACGCCAAAGACACTTTGGAAATTTATGAGTGAAATCAAAGAAATATGGCTACCCGTTATTGGGCATAAGGGGTACGAGGTTTCTAATATTGGAAGAGTCAGGTCAATAGACCGATGGGTTAATTATTCCGATGGAAGGGTAGGATTTTACAGGGGTAAGATTTTTAACACAAGAGTTGGTAAGCGTGGGTATTGCTATGTCAGATTGAGAAGTAAAAAAACTAACTGCACAGTGCACAGATTAGTGGCACAATCATTTCTTGGCATATCTGACGAACAGCAGGTAGATCACGCAGATGGGAATAAAACGAATAATTTGCTTTCTAACCTAAGGCCGTGTTCTCGTAGTGAGAACGGAGCCAACTCTTGTATAAAAAATAATAATACCAGTGGATATAAAGGCGTTCATTTCTATAGGAGTAGAAAAAAATGGACCGCGCACATAGGCGTAAATGGAAGAACTGTTCATCTAGGTTACTTTTTATCCAAGGAAGAGGCTGCCCGCGCATATGACCAAGCGGCGATCAAATACTTTGGAGAATTCGCGAGGATTAACTGTGTTTAAGCTAAAGAAAGACTATCCACGCACGCCTCCAGGGGGCTGGCACTTTAAGGATAATTCCGGTGTGGTGGTCAACGGTAAAAGCCTGGAAGATCTCATAGAGAATATTGCCGCGTTTCGGTTGCAGAACTCTCTGCCGCCAGGGCTACCCACTTACGAAGTAACGCTCTTCTACGTTGAACATTTTCCCGATTTCGTGGAACGCACAGACAAGCCCGTTGAGGAACCGGCTAAGACCATCGAAGATCGTCTGACTGATTGGACTAATAAACTGTGGCGCTCGCCACCCGGTAAACTCATCCCGCTCAAGCTGGCAACCAAGCGCATTGAAACCTGCAATGCCTGTCCACATAGGAAGGACTGGAGCTCTAGCAACGACGACCAGGATAAAGAGATTGTGCGTAAGCTAGTGATCCTGAGCCAAGGTGTTTACCGTGCAGAGCTTGGATACTGTGCCGCGCATAAGGCGCATGCGGGGCTGCTCGTGCTAATCAAGGAGCCTGCTGTTTCTAAGATTACCGATGCGTGCTGGATAGGAAAGCCTGATAGCCTCGTTGACGAATAGGTGATACGCTTGGCCGCATTATGGTCGAAGCATTACTAGCTATTCTAATCGTTGGGTTGATCCTCGCTTTGGTTTACTTCATCGCTACAAAACTCCCCTTTATGGGCGGAGTCCCCCTTCAGATACTGGGAATAATCCTCGCGATTATCTGGATTATTTACGCGCTTGATAGGATCGGTATCCTTGGCAGCACGCACGTCAGGCTTTAGGATTCCCCAAGCTATCAAATCGGCATCGGTGATATATGGCCCGCATGTAAGTCCAAACATAATTTTATAAGTTGTTTTTTATCAGTTTTCTAGTCAACAGATTCGTGAACTAAATATTAGATTAACCAGCTTGCTGCCGCGTGAAATAGAGCTAGCCCTGTAGCCATTGCTGTGCTTAGTAACCCTATGATGGTGTTCATGTTGTCGAGGCTGACACGGAAAGGAGCACCGCCCACACGGAACGAACCTGTATAAGACCATCCCCGTTGTCCGGTTGGATCTGGAGGAGCATAGAATCCACCATAGATAGTTACGCCGCGATCAGAGTCGTAGATTGCGCCGCGACTCACGCCGCCAAACTGGATGCCATGAATGATGTTTTGGCTATAGTCTCCGATGTGAAGCGCTAGGTTTCGGGTAGCGACGCAGGCGCAGACTGGGTCCTGGATTCTCTTGTCGGTGATCTTGCGGTACATGCCGCCGATTACGCCGCGATTTCCAGCAAACCTGGTGACGTAGGAATAGACTGCGCGGTCTGCGCGGGCTACGGCGAAGAAACTCTGACCGAAGGCTTGAGGGTTCTGCCCTTCGTCCATGACGCCAGCGGCTTGTACTTGGCCGTAGTAGGAGTCAAAGCGGGACCAGAACATTTGCGTGATGTTGCAGCCAACTGAGCCAACTTGGAATGATCCATAGATCTGGACGGGAGCGCCGGAGAAGTAGCCAAACTTGTACCTATCCATGAATGGAGCGATGGAGCATACGTGAACTAGCCCGGACTCTGTGCCGATTAGGATCTTTTCAAAGTCGGCAGACCAATCGCCAAAGTGAGAGTTGGTTAATCCACCTGAAGCGAGGAGACACGTAGGCTTGGTTACCTTAGCCGAGTAAACAAGGGTAGGCTTTAGGCCAGCGTTGCCACCCTGCCAGTTTGAGGGGAACGTGCCAGCGTTCATCGCGTTCTGCGTGGCCTGCCAGGTTGTCTGGTCTGGCTCTAGGTACTTATTCCAGATGTCCAGGATAAAGGCTGTGCAATCGTAAACAAGAAACTCTCCTTCGGTTTTAGAAGCTACGGCAATGCATCCAGAGCGAGCAAATGAAGAGTACGTGCCAGAGTTATCCAGGGAACTATTGCGGTAGCCTGCGCGTTGGCCCGCGTCTGCTAGGTTGATTAGGCCGGGATCTGGGTTGACGGGTTTAAGCGTAGCATCCGTAGCCATGCAGATAGACGTTGGAAAGTTAACGCGCTCGCCATCCATGTTGAAGAGGTCGAACTCATCAATGCGCTGGCACTTGGTCCAAGAGCCTTCGTTACTAAAGCCGATGTAGGGAGGACTGTGCCCGGGTAGGCCCCAGCCCTGCATAGCGAATACGACAACCTTGGCTACGTGACGATTTGTATCCCAGACGATAGAGGCTTTGAACTCGTTCATCGTTGAGATAGCGAATGGTCCGGGAATTTCGCCGGGGAGAAAGCCTCCTACGGGAACAGGGAACTTATCTCCATCGCGGGAGGTATCGAGTGGCTGGGTTGTGCCCGCGCCGTAAGCATCGTCAATCCAGGCTTCA